TTCTGCTTCAGCATTTCAACGCGAAGTTGACGATCTTCATCTTCAACAGCCTGAGCCCTTTCTGCGTCCGCATAGTACTTCTCGCTCCAAGGCATTGTGACCAATGGTCTTTGGATTCTGTCTGCCATAATATTATCCTATCTTTCCGTCCATCCACTTCCGGATGATTGCTTTTATTTTGGGTTTGTTGCGTATTGACTTGGCAATTCTTTCTCCATATTCGAGATAGAAGTTTCTCAAGTTGTCTGATGCCTTCGTGAACATCCACTCCCTAAATTCAAGCCACTTAGGATTGTCGGCGCCATAAACCTCGCGAGCCACCCAGCATGCGAATATTCCTGCTGTTCCGCCCAGCGACCCAACTCCCTTGAAGAGGTCAGCGCCAGCACTCAAATAGTTCGGAGTCGAATTTGCGACAGCAACGCGAGATAGGGCGTCAACTTGAGATCCATACATGCTCGCCTGAGCATTTTGCATTGTGTTGTAAATGCTTCCGGCCTGACCAGACAGGGCGACAGGAATCTCTGGATTTGTCGTCTGGTAGAAGTTGCTCGGAGCTCCCTGTGTCTGGAACGATCCAGGCATAGTTTGGTTTGCCTGGATGTACCCCTGGAACTGCGCGTTTTGCTGTCCAAGCCTTTGATTGGCTAAATTGTAAATAGATGGTCCACCAGCAACAAATCCAGACGCGGCTCCGAGTCTGCCCTGTTGGACGTTTTCGCGAAGTAAAAGATCCCTTGCCGCAGCTGCGCCTGTGGTCTCTCCAGATCCAAGGAACTGCTGTGCTGCGCCAAAACGAGCGAGTTTTCTAGCTTCTCCAGCTGCCCCAAGTTGCGCAGCTTCCTGTACTGCTGGTCCAAGTCCAAAAATATTCCCCCGGGCAGTCTGTGCCCCGCGGATTGCCTGCTCATAACCGCGTCGTTCCTCGGCCCCGATCGTAGATCCAAGACGAAGCTGGTTGAGCGCTTCCTGTTCGATTGTGTTGCGCAACTGCTCTGTTTGCGAAGTTGTTGTTGGACCAATTGGGAGAGTTGCCATTTCTCGGTACTGACGACCAAGGCCAATTGCAGTCCTGTATGTATCCGGGTCGATCTGTTTTAATTGTTCACCGGCTCGCTCCTCGGGAAGTTTGGCAAATTCTCGGAATGAAGTTATTTGCTTTAGTCCCTCTGCATCAGACATTGTAATTGGGGTGAAGTCGGCGGCCTGCTTTGTGGCATCTGCAACAGCTTTTTGAACGCTAGCTAGGTCTGATTTTAACTGGTCAATTGACACCTTTGCCGATACTGCCCTGGCATCATTAGAGGGAAGTTGATCGTATAGACTCTGAGCCGCCTCGAGCCTGCTGTTGATTCCAACAATCTGTGAGCTTCCGTCCGATACAATCCTGTTCAATCTTGCCAGCTTAGTATTATTAAAATCATTAATAATATCCTGATCGGAAACTTGAAAGTTTAATTTATTGGAAATATCCTGCCCTGGGCCTTGGTATCCACCAGCAAATCCGGGAAGTCCAAGTTGAGGATCTGTAGGGGCGAATCTTCCAGCCATTGGGCCGCCTCGTCCTGTGAGCCCAGCAATTTGTTCGGATAAAGAATTGCGAGTGTTTTCTTGATTTTGTATTTCTGCCAAACTTTGTTTCTGTTGCTCATCTCGCGCAGTATCCTTGTAATCTTGGTAGGCATTATCAAAGTCACGAAGCATTCCGCTTTTATCAGTAACAGTCGTTTCGTATGTTCTCGGACCGCTGTCCCAGCTTCCGTTGTATGTAGATTTTCCAGATAGGAATGTTTTGTAATCTGTTGGACGATTTGCCGACTGGAAATGCCTGGAACCATTGTAAAATATGGTATTCCAATCTGCACTTGGAGCATACTTTTGATTGTAAAATTCCTCTTTAGATAGAACTGCCATATTAAATCTCTCCAGACTGATATTTCTTAGTCGTAACCTTCTTGGCTTCTTCGTTCCTTGCTAACACATCTGAAATGTTTGTTGTGTACTCTGGAGTAAGGATAGGTTGTGATATGCCAGCCGTGTAATTAACTGGAGCCACACCTCCGCCCATTGCGACTTCTCGCTCAACCGAGGTTTCTGGTCCTTGACCATAAGTTCTAGCGAATTGGGCTGTAAGCTGATTGCCTAATGCGCGGTTTAAGGAATAAGCCTGTGGGCTGTACTCATACTGCCTGCGAAGACCCTCGAGCGTCCTTTGCCCACCGTACTGACGCTCAAGCTGTAGCCCGGTCTGGACCTGGGCTTGTTGGTCGGCTGCGGAAAGTTGACGTTCTAGTTGGCGTTGTTCGGGCATATACTTGATGCGAAGAGCATTCTCAAGCGCAGCGATGTCTGGAGACTTTTCAATATAGGTTTCAAGCGAAGAACGATAGAATAGCGCATTTGCCTGCGCAGATTTCATCGGGTCAGGGGGCGGAGGGGGAGATGGAATTGACGGAGCGCCACCCATTATCGTAGTGCCCTTCTCATAAACTTCATAAAATCGTAACTCCTTGGTGTTCCAGAACGGTTAAACGTAATACGCTTACGGATGCCAAAACGCTCCAAAAGGAGCACCAACAGGCACCTCAAGGAGATAGCACCCTTTGAGGATATCGTCAAGTCTACGAACACATTCTCCCCATCCTCAGAATGAACGTAGTGATCTGGCTTTTCTCCGTCCTTTAGGCACCTGGCAAGAGCTATCCCGGCAATTCCGTCAGAATCTTTGACAATGCCGACCAAACCCTGCCTCTCGAACCAATTAAACCAATCAGCTAGGTTGTGCCACATGCCCTCCGGCACACCGGACGCTTCAATGTATTCTATAGCGGTCATAGCGATTTCTGGATCTCGATTGTATCTGGATTTGCGGCTGCAGTAATTTGCCTGACTGCCATCTTCCCGGCCGCGCTAGTTATCTTGACGTTAAGAAGTCTCCACTTTTCGTACTTTCTGAGATCGCTCGCAATCTTCTTTTTGACGCTAGTCGGAAGAATTGCCGGAAGCTGGAAATCCAGCGTAAGAACTGAACTGGCAATATTCAGATTCGGTTGAACTTCAACGTCGCCAACATCTATGTCCCTCTGTATCGTTATGGTCGTATCAGTCGAGTATGAGTCGTCAAATATTACCTCGAAATGCGAGCCATATTTTAGCGAGAACGGATCTCCAAAATTAAAGTCCTTTGTTCTGACTGAGGATTCATACGAATCTCCATTGTCGGCATAATCCGAAGCAGTCAGCGCAGCCGGAGACTTGTATCCAAAGTACTGAAGAATCAATCCTGTTGTAGATTTTCCTGCCAGCCGAAGACCCTGCGAATCAAAATTTGTAAGCGCAAACTGCATGATCTGAGGGGTCCAGGTACCCTCAAAAGCGCTCAAAGCAGTATTATATACCAACATCGTATCGTTGTAGTCATTCGATCCTGTTGGGAATGCCAGGAAATATCTGTTGTCGTAGAACATTGCCGTAGATATATCGATCTTTGCCGGGTTTATGGTCTGGATAACATCCTTTACAACCTCTGATATTGGTATTCCAATTGAGCTAAAATCGTCGGCAGCCGACCTTACCAAGGATCGAATTCCATTGTCCGAAAGAAAGAATATGTCGCTACTCACCTGGACCGCGGTGTTCCCGGCTACGCACCCGGTGTTGTTCGATATAAGCGAGATCGTCCAATCCGCAGCAGTCGTCATTGTTTCCGGGACCTCCACCTGGAACACTCTCCTGTTTTTGAATACAATAATTCTGTTCTGATAGTATGGAACGATCGCAGTAATTTCGTCTCCGTCGTCTCCGTTAATCACAGCACTGTTGGCCGAGTCCCACACCGACGCGTCAAGTATGTCTGAGCAGTACAGTGTATTGCGGTGGATTCCAGACCCAACGCCAAACAATCTATTCCCGGTGTTTATGATAATCCTTAGATCCACAGGGGGAGTGCTCACTGTTGCCGTTGCTGTGGCTCCGGAACCGTCGCCAATTATTGTCACGCTCGGGGTCCTGGCATATCCAGATCCTCCGTCTACAACTACAACTCCTGTCACCGCGCCCCCAGCTACAGTTGTGGTCACGGAAGGAGCAGTCCCGGTTAGGCCAGGATACTCAACCAACGCGGTTGCGGAGGTGTAGCCAGACCCTCCGGACGTGACTGTGATTGCCCTTAGCTTGGCACCCTGCCTGGTTACCGTTGTGCCATTAAATAAATGAAGATCTCCGTCTCCGTCGACAGCGTACATTTTGTCGTTGAACTGAGCCATTGAAACAGGGGCGTCGACTGCAGAAGAAAATCCGTCCTCCCATTCCGTGCTCCTATTGTCCCATAGTACGCTCGCAGATCCCCACTCCTGGTCCGCAGCGTGTGCTTCAGCGCTTCCATTTGAGTTTATGCTGTAAAATGTTCCTTGCGTTACGGTCAGCAAATATTCGTTCGCCGCGGTATCGTAGTACCTCATGCCACCAACTGAGCCGATCGCACTTGTGGCAGTTGTGCAGAATGCTGTTGCCCCGGTCCTGGTCTCCAGGTTGCCCTTTGGAGAAAGGGTCATATTGACCAATTGACTTACCTGGTTCTCTGCTAGTAGATCAGACTGCAGTCCGCTCGCCTGTCCTCCGGAGAAGTTCCGGATTCCCTCGAACGACAGGACGTCATCCAAATTGTCTTGGAAGTACGGCACCTACTAAACTCCTATATCTGTAATGCTGTACTCACCCAAACTCGAAGGAGTGATTACCTTTATCCCTCCGACCTGGCTCATCTCATACTGAGCCATCTGCGCCAGGTCAGCATTCGCGGTTGATACAACTGCCTGGGCCTTGGCGTACTGACGCTCGCGCTCAAGGGCGTCTGCATGGGTAAGGGCAAGGACAACGTGCTGGACGTGCGGAAGTCTCAATTCGTCATCTAGGGCAGGCTCGCTAGGCGGAAACTCTACAATGTTGTTCTGCCTTGTGATGCATGTCAGTTTTTCAATTACCTTGATCGTAGTCGTGCTCGTCGTGTTCAACAGTGGATACAGATCGATCTCGGCAGTGCCGGACGTGTTCCGGCCCTTAAAGTAATACTGAGTCGGAGTCCCAGTCCGGTCGTTATCGAGGAGATCCGCGTCCTGGCTAATGATCGTCTGCATGTCGACAGAGAGAAGTTCGCTGTCTCCGTATGCAACGGAAAGCGGGTTTTCGACCAGGGAACCAAGAGTGATCGTCCTGCTAGCTGTAGACACTGAGTACGTCGAGTTTGTTATGCTCTCTCGCCATGGGGCGAAGTTCCAGACCCTGCGATAGTTTAAGCTGGCAGACTTCTCCAGGAACGTAAGCGTATCGGAGTCAGTCTTCCCAACTTTCTCTCCTGCGAATTGTGCGATTTCAGATAGAGTCATTTACAGGCTCCTGTGGTGCTGGTTCTGGCTCCGGGATAGGCTCCAGGTTAAATCTTTCAAAAACCTCTCCGTCGATCTCTTCGGTGTAGGCCCCGGTGACCCGGTATCCCGCTGGGACGCTGGCTGGAGTATAAGGCTTAATACCTACTTCAGCAAGTTGCTCCTTGCTCCAGCACCAGAAGATGCTGGCTGGATGGTTGACATCGCCAATGCGGATGCCTTCGGGTTGACGGATGATGTTATTTTCGGTTGTGATCCACATAGTTACTCCTTATCTTGCTCTTGCGTATTTGAATGGTGATTCGGCGAAAGCTGCAAAAATAAATGTTACTCCAGATTGATTCGAATCAAGATTTGTTGATCTCAACTTAAATCCATTTGATAAAATATCCATTGTATTAAAAGTCACTCCACCAATGCTACTTCCATTTTCTTCTTGAGAATTATTTGGAGCAAGTTTTAAGGTAACCAGATTTTCTGTGCTTCTTGCTGTGTCATAAATTATCCAAGCAAGACTACTTTGAGTTGTCTTTATCATTACAAATCTCGGCCTAAATCCGCAATATGCAAGCGGACCATCTGCTGCGCCATTGCCTGTGTAAGTTCCAAATTTACTAAATCCATCAACTTCGGCAAATAGATAGGCGATGTATGTGTCTGCGTTTGCATTAACAGCTACATTTGTTCCAACTGAAAACACGCTAGACGTTGGGCTGGTTGAGTTCCAGTAGTCTGCTCCAGCGGATGTTGATGATGTAGAATTTAGCTGAAGATATGTAGTATTCGCAATAGACGTATGCCATACAGGCCAGCCTTGATCTGCGCCAGCCGTTGTTCTGGCCTTAACGATAACCATCTTTGGGGCAACGCCCAATGTGTGCGCAATAGTTCTATTTGCTCCGTTGCCAGTATAGCTAACAACATCAAGTCCTGCTTGTGTTGACTCATCCCAAGCCCAAGCCACATACTGCGTGCCAGTAGTGTTTACAAGCGTGCTTGTTGAAATCGTAAATCCGTTTGATCCAAACGCAGTAAGTCCGCTTGAGCTTGTTACTTGATCTCCAGTTGTGTCGCTGGAAAGCTGTGATTGAGTTCCCCTTGTTGTGTCATAAATAGCGTGGCTTGTCGCTCCGCCGCGATTCTTAATCCACACCAGGTCGGGGCTAAAGCCAAGACTAGAAATTGAGTTGGATGCGCCTGTGCCAGTGTAAGCAACTACATCCATTGCAGTGCTTGGCTTCTTGATTGTAGGAGTCGTAAGGTTGGTTGTGCAGAGTGCCTTGAAACCAGTTGGCGGAGCATATCTCCACGTTTGCTGACCAAAGTTCATCGTTACATCATTCGCAGATGTTGAACTTCTTCCGCTTGTTGCAAAATAATATGGACCGCTTGTGAGGGATGTATATGCAGTTCCTTGTGAAGTTCCGTTTTTATAGAAAACAAGAGTTCCAGCACTTGCGTCAAACGCTACTCCAATTGTGTCTCCATTTGTGTATGAAGATCCATAAGAACTTGATGATGCATTGTTATATTTTAATCCATTGTAATAATACCCCCAACTATCTGAAGATGACCCAACATAAGTATTCATTATGTTTATGCCTTGCGAAATACCAGCAGAACATTCGGCTCCAAGAGCAGTAACGTACATTTCGCAATACCACTTTCCAGATGTCATTCCAATTGTTGAGATTGATCCGCGATCTCCAGCATTTGTTCTTAAATTTCCGTCAATAATTGTGCTTCTTATGGTGCTTACTGGATTTAATGTGGCGTAATTACCCCTGACCTCCCCGCCAACTCCAGTGTCTGTTCCGTAATTTGTTGGACTGTCCACCAAACTATCGTTTGCAACCTTGTCGGCAAGAGTGCTTGTTGCTACGGAGAAATTGTTCGGAGTCCAGTTGTTGCCATTTGGGCTGGAGTCCTTGCCAAGTGTGGCTGCTGTATTGTTGCTATTATCCGCAAACTTCAAGTAAAACCCATTTGTTCCGTACGTTCCTGCGTATGCTTTAGCCTTCCATCGTCCTGTTATTGCATCGGTCTCTCCGAAGCTGGATGGGGTTAATGCTTGTCCGTCTATAAAGTTGATTTCGGTTAGGTAGCCATTAAAATAGCTTGCTGTATTGGCCGCACCCAATTGATGGGCAACTGCTGTGTTAAAAGTATTGCTAGTTGCCGTGGCAGTGCCAACGCTCACACCATTCACATAAAGCGTATGTGATGTTCCATTCTGCGTCCAAACAATGTGATACCAAGCAGATGGATCTCTAAATAAAGCTGTTGTTGTTAATGCGCTTGAAGCTGCAAATGTAAGATTTAGCGCATCTCCAGTTGTGAATCCAAAGCTATGATTTGTTGATACTCCAAAAATTTGTTTTGTTGCTCCAAGTAATCCTAACTTCACCCACAATGAAAGGGTAAATATTGATTGTGATGTTGGAGTTGAGAGCGTTCTATTTAAGTATGCTGAATCACCAGAATTGAACCGCAAGCTACGTTCAACTCGGTATGCATCATTATCGCCTTGCGCTCCAAGCAGGCCGTTTGGATGGACAGGCCAGGGCATTGGAGGTTACGAGAAGTTCTGGCTAGATACTCCGTAGAGTACAGTTCCGTTTGTTACAAAGGAAAGAACGTCAACTTGCGCTGATCCAGTAGAAAGAACTGGAGCTACCCCACCAGTAAACTTGTACGCTGTGCTAAATGAAAGAGTATTATTCCCGCCAGTGCCTTGCGTCACAATCATCACATAGGTGCACCCAGCCTGCGGGTTGGTCGGCGTGTTCATTGTTGAGTTTGTTGTTACAGTAAGCGTAGCAACCTGGTTCTGCGACAGATCCCAAGGAACAGTTCCGCTTGTGATTGTCAACGCTGTGGCTGCAAAGTTATGCGCTCGGCTATATTGCTGTGCAGTATTAAGAACAGCAATTCTGGTTCCTACTGTTGCCGATCCTGTGCTGATCGTTAGGTCGCCAGTAAGAGTAGTCGTGAAATTGCCAATCGTCCCGGTCGTGCTGTTCAAAGTTCCAATTGTTCCAAGCGTCGAATTGACGGAACCACTAAAGGTTCCTCCTGTGAGATTGGACGTGAGTGTGGAGCTTGTTAGCGTCTGAACTGTGCCACTTGTAATGTTCGCAGCTGTTCCAGTTATAGTCCCGGATGTTAAAGTTGGAATTGTGCCAACAGTAATCGTGGCAGCTGTGGATGTTGTGGTTCCAAATGTTCCGCTAGGGATAAGTGCCGTGGCAATCGTCCCATTCGTAATCTCAGCGCTAGTGCTGATTGACCTATTCCCGGTGACGGTTCCAAGGCTCAGGACTCCTGTAAAATTGGCATTGGTATACGTTCCGCCTGTCAGTGCATCGTCAAACAAGTTTAAGACGGTTGTCTGTCTTGGGGCGACCCCGGACGATAGGCTCGCGTCGTCAATCATGATCTTGTCGTCGGTTGCGACAGCGGTCAGTGAGGTCTGGTCTCTAATTAAAGACTGATAGACGTCTAGTCCGTCGACCAGGTTGTGAAGCGCGGCCGCGGTTACGGTGCCGTTCGTTGCGAACGTTTGAGAACGATTGAATTTGATGCCCATATTAAGTTGTAAACCTCATTGCGGTTGCAAAGAACGTGCCAGCAGGAATTGTCCCGGCAGTCGCGCCTTGGTTCTGAATTGAGTAACGAACGACATTTGTTGCCGTCGGATAAAGAGATAATCCAACATTAACCGTTCCAGTAGTTGAACCTAGCGAGTTCAATGAGCCGATAACAATATCACCAAGTGCCGCGCCAGTTAGAGTAAAGGTTCCAGTTGTAGCGTCTGCTCCGTTATGTGCGCTAACTGTAGCAGAAGTGAAAGCTGCTGTTCCAAACGAAGCATTGGTTATGTTGGGACCAGTAGCGCCAATCTCAAGCGTACCAACTGTCACAAGCCCTGTATTGGTAATCGTGGTCGAAGCAATCGTGCCGATCGTCGCAGTGCTGATTGTGGCAGTGCTGATTGTAGCAGTGCTGATGCTGGCAGTACTGATGCTGGCAGTGGCAATCGTTGTCGTGCCTGTTGAAAAGGTATTGCTAGATCCAAACGTGACTGGGCCTAGGAGTCTGGAGGCTCCGTCCACTGCAAACGTGCCACTGCTCTTTACCCCGGTCGTAGATATCTGAAGGGCCGAAACTCCAGCCTCGTTGCCACTGGACACGGCCGCGAGCGTAGGTCCGACAATATCGCTACCAAACGTCTTTAGGACCTGGCTATAGCTTGTGCTGATATTCTGTGTGCCAAGTGTTGCCATTAGTGATTTATCCTGTTTTTGACCAGGTCCCAGGCAACGGAAAACAGTAGCCCGGCGACCCCAGCAATTGCGAATATCCTGGAACGGAGGTGCTCCAGGGCAGAAACTCTATTTACCACATCTGCGTAGTTTGACAAGCTGGTCTCGACCATGTTGTACAATTGGACCTGGCGCTCTTCCATCCGGGCCAGCTTGACCTCTATGCCCCACACCTGGTCTTCACTCATTGCGAGACTCCAGGTACTTGAGACTGACCGCAAGATGTACGACCGCACCGACAACCTCGTCCCGGTCCCTGCCGTCTGCCACCATCCTTTTGATCGATCTGTTGACTGACAGAAGGTGCTTTACTGCACCGATATACTTCGTTCCTCTTGCAAGCCTGTTGTTGTCCTCGGCACACTTCAGTGCCTCCATGAAACAGGCGTAATCCTTTGCCGTCAGCAATAAACGCAAACCCAGGACTGTGATCCATGTGGCGATGCGCTTCATTTGACATTACCAGAACTTACTGCTCCGGCATCTTCCGCAGCACCCATGTCCGAATAGCGGGGCAGCACATTGCTGTCCGCTGGCTTTGGCGAGCAGGAGCAGAGCAATAGGGTGAGGAGGAGGAGGGGCATCAGAGTGCAAACGATCTAATTAGTGAATCAATCGCAAAGGTTTGAGTTTTTGTTAGCGTTGTATTTGAATCCCAAAAAAGAAGAGTTGAAAACAATGATGTCTCTGCGCTTGCCGCACCAGAATTTAATAAGCAATGCAAAATCCATTCTTGATTTGCCGCATAGGTTCTTGCGTTTCCTCCAGAAACAGTATTCGAATTGTCCCAAAATATTGCTCTTGGAATATATAGTTTTTGATCGTTAGCAGAAAATGTGAGTCCAAGAAATTGATTTGAAAAACTTGGAGCGGAAGAGAATATGGTGCTTGTTATTGTATCAGTTCCTCGATCTGCTCTCAATATAACATTTGATGTGCTTCCAGTTGTGTCGTGACTAAATAAAATAGCTCGAAGTGTTGATTGATTGTTTAGGCAAGAAAATCCTGCACGAATACTGTTTGTTGCAGTTGTTTGCGCTCCAATTAAGTTGCAAAGAATATATGCTGATGGTGGTTGATTATTTGTAAACGTCCTATTCCCAACGCTAATTTTATCAACAGCAGAACCCTCAAGAACTATTCCACTTTGCGTTCTTGTTCCACCAGTAAGAGTAGCAGATGCCCCTGCTTTTAGATCGATTAAGGATGTTCCGCTTTTCTGTACATCATTACCAAGCAAGAATCCGCCAGCTAATGGAGTCCAAAGACTCTGTGCTTTTAGATATGTGATTAGTTTATTGATTCCGATTTGTTGCTCTAGTTTTGTTACTTCTGCTGAAGCAATATAATTAGACGCATCTGCATCTGGTGCTGTTCCAAGTGCTGTAGCAAGAGGCGATCTAAAGATAGCCATCGCCTACTCCTAGCTCAACTGCGTCACTTTAGCCGTGCCAGCGGTGGCGAAGATGCCACCTATTAAGCCAGTATAATTGGATGGGACTTCAAAGTAGTCTCCAGCGGATAGGCGAGCGGTGTAGGATGAGGTGCTGGTGGTCGCTGTGCCGAGAGTTACATGGAGCGTACCTGGGCCTTCTGAAAAGATCTGGCAACCCAGCCTGCCTGTGCTTGCCGTGGCAATCGTGCCGTAGCTGGTGCTGGTGAATGTAGTCGGGCCAGTTCCGCCAGTTGTAGCGTTGGGGGGCCTGAGGCCATCAGCAACGTCGGCCTGGAGCGTGACCATTAAAGCCTCAATCGCCTCCAGGTTGTAGTTAATGCTTTGCGTACCGCCTGTGGCAGTGCCTACGGTTTCAAGAATGCGTTGTGTTTGCCAGCCCATATATTTGTCCTTTTTAGTTTATCACGCTAGGGGGTATTCATCAAGCGGCGGCTACAGTAATACTTCCACTACCAATATTTATTGTCCACCCAGAAGTAGGAATAGTAGCAGCAGAACCTCCAACTGCCGTAGCTATATTATTATTATTATAATCATAGAAGTACCATCCGTCTCCACCCCACTCTAAACGAAAATCATAGCCTGCTGAAGAAGATATGAAAACATATATTGTATCCTTAACATAAATTTCGCTTGTAATATTACTATTCGAGCTTGTTACATAAATTTGACTCGTACTCGCCACGGGAATCCCGCTGGGCGCGGCTCCGCCACCAAAGGGAAGTTTTCTTCCGTTGTTTAGTCCAACATTAAGACTTAGCGAAGGCATAAAATTACAATGCAATCACCCGCCAAGGGATTGAACCTTGCGCGGTTTGACTGCTAATAGGTAATTAGCCCTTGTAGGCGATCACACGTCCAGTTCCAGCAGTGAAGCTGTTGAACTGTCCGTAGATTATGTTCCCGGAACCGATCGTCACGCCTGTCAGTGTGCCATCGAAGTCTCCTGCAATGGCGCTGAAGGTCGTGTCGGCCAGCATTTGGATCGCCCAATATGCCTGCCCGGAAACGCCTGTGGTGCCAACGGTAAAACCGTTCCTGGCTCCAAACCTATCTGTATCGGCAGACATTAGCTGTAGACCGGGATCTTGTACGAAGTGCCGTTGAGACGAACCGTAATTCCCAAGGTCGCAGTACCAGAGACAAAAGTCCCAGTAGTTGCGGTCGTGATGAATTCCAGTGAGGTAGCTTCTGTTCCAGCATCAATCCGGACAGGCTTCCCTTTTGCTCTTAATTCGCGACGAATATATATATCACTCATGGATCTAATTTCCTATGTTTTGCCCAAACTTGTTTGATTGTATCGGCTTTATGTCTTGGGCGGAACCTTGAGCCGAGTTTTTGTTCTAACGCTTGATAACCTTTTAGAATGTTGCGACCATCCATGGCCGCGGGGTGATATGCTGGTTCTGAACCACAATTAACAAGTCTGAAGCTGGAGGGAAAGTTGCGCCGTTTTAGTTTACTTGGGACATTGTCCCTTTCATCTACCGGACGCTCGAGCGTTACAACGCCCCCGGTGTCCCTGTCTTCATACTCGTAGAGTGGCATCAGTCTTCCATCATTTCCCCGCCGTCCATCTTGACAGCTTCATTCCTAAGACGCTCGCCTTCGGTTTCAGCTTCCGGAGATTCTTTTTCAATCTCTCCTTCTGCTTCGCTTACGCGAACGACGGCAACGCCTTCTTTGATTTCAACAACTTCTCCGGTCAATTCAACCATGTCACCGATTGCAGGCTCGGCCTGTTCGGTCTCTTGCGAGATGGTTAGATTTTCGATCGGAATATTTACCATGTTAGCCATTTTTGTGCCCTCGCTTTTAGGCTCGGGCCCGGGGAGATTTTTGCCTCCCCGAGCCTTCGCTTCGGGCCCGATCATTAATACGATCGCGCCCATTTAATTAGCTGACTTCAGAACGGCTAAACACGATTCTGTAGAACGCATTGTTCAACGAAACCGCGGTGTAGTACGTTTTGACAGCAACCGAGGTTACCAAATCGAGAGGATCGGACTTGTCCGGACCTTCTGCAATCAGAACCTTGGGGCTATAAGGCGAATCTCCTGTGAGGGAAGGTACGCCGAATGCCTGGTCACCGAGCACGATGTTCGCCAAGAATGGCGCTGTGCTGGAGTTATAGGCCGCTGCCGCAGTGCCAGAGATGGCGCTGGCGGAGGCAGAACCAAACGACAGAATGTTGTGCGACAACAGAGTCTTCACTCCGTAGTACGTGCCAACTTCGCCCTTCAGCAAGCTGTCCACGTTCGAGTAACGATGAGCCTGGATATAGTCGTCATCGTTGAGGATCGAACGAGCAGTGCGAGGATCTGCAACCAGGATGTAACCACCCTTGATCGTAGGAGCCTTGTCAACTCGGAGGGCAGTCACGGAATCGAGCAAGTCGAGTGCCGTGAAGGACGAATTGGCTGCAGTCGCGGCGATGAATGCCGTCGAGTTGCTGTTCTGCGCGTAGCGAACCGAGGTCGACAGAGTGCCAGTTCCGGAGGTAGTTCCGGTCGTGAGCACACGGTGAACGAGGGTGTCGGCATGCAACGCATGATCTTCCGCCAATTGAGTCGTGGCCTGCGCCATTGAATCAAACAAGTTTGTGGCTTGCAGGATGTCAGACAGCTTGACCAAGCTGGCGAACTGCTGGAGGGTCGCGCCGACAGTCGACAGGGTCAACTGACGTTCGTTCGATCCAGGGTTTGTGCCTTCTGAGGTTACTTCGATGATCGAGCTAATGCTCGGGTTGTCGTATCTATAAAAGCGAATCTGCTTGTTTCCGTTTTTCCGTGGAAGAGCCGCTTTCATTCCGAATTGTTCCATCTGGAGGATGGGCAATTGACGTTGGAGTAATTCTTTTGAGAAATACTCTTGGTAGGCCGCTGCGAGCGAGCCAGAGGTTACTAGTGCCATATAATTTTATCTCCTATGTCTAAACCTTAGTTAGCGTCGTCAAATTCCATCGCCATTCGGCGAAGTTCGGCACCTTGTTCTGCAGAGGATAAATCCTTAAACTGCTTCTTAGGCGCCGGGGTTGACGGTGAACCAACTCCAGGTTGTAAACGTTTTTTGAACTCCGCATTTTCTTTGCGGAGCTTTTCGACTTCATCTGCTAATCCGGTTGAGTTATCCGTTTTAAGAGCAAGCTGTGCGATCTCGACTGCATCGACGATGCCGTCAGGATACTGGCGAAGGACTGCTTTTGAGTTAAGTAGTTCTGCTACTTTTTTATGTAGGTTTGAATTTGAATCCTTTAGATCTGGATGCTTATCAACCAATCTGTTCAGATTCTCGTTCCAAGCCTTCTCGCCCATCTCCTTAACTTTTCTCTCTTGAGATTGTACTTCGTACTTTTCAACCTCTTGAGCTCTCTTATCGGCCTGCTCGGCTAGATCTTCTCGACCCTCTTCCCGGAACTGCTTCGCAGCGTTTCGGTAGTCGGTCGCGTCGAACTTGCCTGCTGGTCTCTCCTGGTCTGCCTTCCGCGCCTCATCACGTTCGCGCATGAATTCCTGGCGCTCACGTTCCAAGCGTTCCTTTTCGGCCTTAGATTCCGCCTTAGCTTGCTGAATGGCATCCCATTCTTTCTGCTGACGGTTCTTTAGCTTCTCGTACTTGCTGGGTTCCTTGGCCTTGTCGGATGACTCAACCGGACTCTCAGACTCTGTCGTTGTTAAAGAACTATCACCTTTTTTGTCCACGACTTCGGTCGTAGAAGGCGAATTTTCTGTTTTAGGTTCTGTCGTCGACGTGGGGTTCGACTCGATCTTCTCCACTGGTTCCGACGTTGGTGTCGCTTCCGGTTTTGCTTCCACTTTATCTGGAGGGATAATCCCATCCTCAATCATGGCCGCTCTTCGTAACGATTCCGCCGTCAGTTCTATTCCATTACCCATGCTAACCCCTTTACTCCAGCCCCGAGATGGTTAACGATCTCAGGCGGGATTGTGACTAGTCTATGTACTCCGCGGGTAACCTCTAGTCGTCTGCCCCTCCCGCGGGATGAGTGGCATCAATTCCAAGGGAATCGATAACTGCCACTGCAGATCTGAAACCTATGGCAAACCCACAGGCTGTCAAGTCGCCTTTTTGAACTGCGCTAGAATCTTGCCTAATAGTCATATTTCTCAAGATCGCGGCGAACCTTACGCCATGCTCTGACCTCATAAAACTGCCAAGTGACCTGGCGTCCTCTTCGGTCCACTCGGGTTCGTCTACCCACATCGTAAAACGCATGAAGTTTATTAGAGCCCTAATTTTTGTCATATAATTACCCCCCATGAACTATCTTTGAATAACTTCGCAGCAACTCCATTAAGTCTTTGCCTTAGAGCATTATGCACCTTATCCATATTAATGTCGTGCCCGGCCAGGATGCCACCTTTCCTAATCTTTGGTTTCCAGGCGTCGATATCTGCGACGACAGCGTCTGTCTGGTGATCTCCATCCAAGTACACAAAATCTAAAGACGCGTCTTGAAATTCATTCGCACCTTCCAGGCTAGTTAGTTTTAGATGTGAAATATTTGGGAACCAAGCAGTACGCTCAAAATATTTTTTTTCAACCTCGGCCATGTCCGCGTTCGATGCGTGGTCGTCTTTGTCGTATCCATTACGCCATGGATCTACCGTGACTACGCTATTGAAATACTTTGCCATCACCACAGCATTTTCACCGGAAAATGTTCCAACCTCAACCGCGGGACCGTTTACGCCAACTTCGTTTGCCCAGGCATATAATGCATGAAGAGCTTTTAATTGCTCTTCGGGTCTCATCAGTGCTATCACACCATCGGTTGTTGCATGTTTCCTGGCATCTGTCCAGCCATTTCCGGGGGCGGGAGTTGCCCCTGAGCGCCCTGCAGTTGTCCCTGCTGTTGCTGTTTCGCCTTGTTCATCTTCTTGAGTTCGGCAGTAATCGCCCGGGCAGTGTTCGGATCGATCTGTTCCAACGCCTGCAAGTGCTGATCCAAATGCTGACCGATCGCCTGTGCTGTCGCCTGGTCAACCTGGCGGAATCCTTTTTCGGCTGCTTGCTGGAAGTCAAAGATGATCTCAAGATGGGCCCGGTGATCGTCGGTCGGTTTGATCGCAATCGGGAACGCGGTCGTCATCATCGCGGCGAGTTCCTTCGCCTGTTCTTCCCTCTGCTCCTGTTGGTTCATCATCGGGTCCTGGACCAGACGACGTACCAAGCTGGGATCGTCTAGCTCAAGCACAGACTTAACAAGTTCAGCCTGGTTGATGAACGGAGACTGCCCGAGCAGTTGCATCCGGGCTACTGCCTTTTGAAGTTGGAACTGGCGAGTTTGGAAGTCGTACCCGCCCTTGGGCATGATCGAATACTGTTCGTGCAATGCTTCCGGTGGGACGGTCCCGGTATCCTCTGCATATCGGAAATTCAAATCCTTCTTGTCGTACTGCAGATAGATCGACCAGCACTGACGGAACAGGCGACCTAGCGACATGCGGAACAGACGGTTTCTTAAATCAGCACCCGCGGACCCGGTGTTCACCAACGCTTGAATTTCAGTCGCTGTTTTTCTGGAGCTACCGGGTTCCGAGGGGTTGTTGCCTACGCCAAAATCGATCGTTCCAACTCTCTGCTCTGCCTCTGCACGTTCGTCGTACATGACTCGCATGAAGTCCATCGGAGGGGTCGTCATCTGAACAGGCTTGATGCCCTGGGGCAGGATCTGCCCAGGTTGCATTTTTAGATTTGCCATGTTGAGAGAGACAGGATTGTCGGCTTGGAACAACGGACGGTTCGCCAGTTCCAAGAAGTCGAGCATGGAGTTCTTTAGCTTCGCCAGGGTCATCTCATTGGCAGCCAAGATCTCCGCAAGTCCGCGGGATGAGTAGAATCCTCCGTTGGTCAATTCATAGCTAAACTCTGTGAATGGGCACTGCTTGTGCTTGTAGGGAAGAACAAAATCTTCACGCACTGGATCAGTTGTTGCTAGGGGCGAGTACGTCGCAACGTTCCACTCGTCGTCTTCGTTCCTGGTGTAGATCTCCCAAAGAATGATCCGGTCCGGGCGAGAGTCGTAGGTGATGCCTTCGCGCTGGTAAACGGCTTGTTCCTTTTCGGTATTGATGCCCTCGAACTTGGTCCCGCGTCCGGCAATTCTTTTGATGAAATCCTCGTCCTGGTTGTAGGCCGCTACGCGCTTATACTGCTCCACCGATAGTACCATGACGTGACAAAGATAATCGGCGTCGTCCAAGGCAACGGTTTGGTCCGGCACAATGAACCTGGTCGGATCGATCGCCTGGAAAATGATTTCCTTCTTGCCCTCGTCCCAAATTGATTTGAGTACTGCCCGACCGAACAAGAGCATGTCGTCGATTAAGCGAACGATCTCAAATTGAAATGCAGTACGCTCCCGGATCTTGTAGTCGAAGTATCGTTCTGCCGTAACGGTAAGCGGAACCAACTGCTGGCGCATGGGAACAAACCCGGCGACGACGTCGTTGCCAAGGGCTGAGTTGACGTAGTTAGGTTTGAGTCTTTCAATAATGCGATCAATCAGCGCGACGTGCATGTCCGCCGCGGTCGGCCATGGCTTAACCTTCCGGCGCATTCCGAACGTGCGCATCTCATAGAACTGCCTCTGCCGGGCGTCCCATGTCGCGCGGTTCTTCAGATCCCGGAGGATACGCGTATGAAGTTCGTTATTTATTGGTTCCATTATTCCTTACCCTTACTTCGTATTCTAAATCGTTTACCGTGTTGATTGCGTCGTATGCCCAGGATTGAACGTTAGGAGTAGATCTTGTGACCTCTTCAAACCTTGGGTCGTTCAGAAGTCTGTCCGCGTTCCCCGACGTTCTCACCACTGGGTCTACGGTTGCGCATCCACCAAGTGCTACCACCAAAAGAAGCGTCGATGCGACTGCGAGCGTCAGACCATTCTTTCCTAATCGCAGACTCATTGCGCTCACGTTCCCCGGGGAACAATCCAACAATTGCCTTCAGCAATTCGATAAGAGCGCCAATCCACGAAAACACAAAATGTTATTTGGCGTCGGCAGCCTTGATCAACCCGACTCCGGCGATGATCGCGGCGATGAGTATTCCAAGATCGGGCACTTTGCCTGTCTTCAAAAATTCCACCGCTGCTCCAGCGACGGCTACTACGATTGACAAAACTCCAGTTGCAGTTGTTTTCCAGTTCATGTTGTTTTCCTCCAGGTTTATCCCCCGACATCCCAGCCGGACATTTCGTTGTCCGCGGATGCCTGCTTCATTAGTTCAAGCAAAGATGGACGCGTGTATGCCATTGTCAAGTCGTAGTCAATCCCCGAGTTATCGCATGCCATCGCAACCGCGTCGGCCCTGTCCGGAGATGCTACTCCCCTGGACCGCATCGCGTCTTTCGACTCCAGGCCCAGCTTCCCGCGGGACGTGGCTTGAGCTCTCCTGGTCACTAGTTGGCTTTTGAGAATATCGTCTTCGGGCAGTATGATGTCGCAAGTGTCGATCTTTCTGGCTAGTCGGTGCCACATCTCGGAACCCTTGTTCTGGTACGCGTCGTTGTCCCTAGCGTTGCCACCAAAGTTAATCCGGTTCACGGTCCACCCGGCTTCGTTCAGCGCGTCGCACATCGGCAGACCCAGGCCCCCGGCATCGGCGAATACTTGTTCCGGCTTAACCCCGGCTTTCTTTAGCTCCATAATAATCCGCCCGACCGTTGCCATTGTGTCCCTTTCGCGCCATGTGATCAGTGGCAGGATTCGGTTGCCCTCCCGGATTGCGATCACGTTCTCGTCGCCACCCGCGGAAAAGTCGATGCCAGCTGCCCTGTCTGTCCCATTAGGGACAGGAGGGTTGTTTACGCAATTGTCGTAGCTGCCCAAGCTCACGACTAGGCGCTCTTCGCCCAGGTCCATAAATTCTGCCTTGAGCATCGACTGAGTAAATGGGCTGTTGATGCCATAGCGTTGTTGAATTTCTTGTATGTACAAAGGGCTGATATGGGGACAGTCCCAGGCGGTCGCTCGGGTCTTTTTCCACAGATCTGCCTCCTTTGTAAAGCATCGGTAGAACTGACCTACCGGAGCCCCCGGCGAACTGGCGACTAGTAATCTAGTTGGTTGGCACCGAAACACTGAAACGTAGATCGGATCTTGGACGGTCTTGGCCTCATCGACGACGTACAGAAGGGGAGCGCTTTCATGGTTCGCAGCGTGGAAACCCTCCGCTCGGCCTGCTGATTCGTTGTCATTGCCTGCTGTAAACCCCAAAATTCGGCTTATACGCCCCGAGGCGTGCTTGAAGCGGATTTCCCCACTGGTGACCTCAACCATGTCCCCGAAGGGCCTTAGAAGGGCTTTAATCGCAGGCCAGAGCACGGATTCGACCTGGCGATATACCGACGCAGTAACGACTGACAAAGACTCCTCAAAGCATACCATGTGCCAGACTAGGGCCGGGGCGATGACATTTGACGTCTTGCCGGAACCGTTCGCAGCCACCAGCGCTACCCGGCTATAGATCGGGGCCAGGTTATTCATGACCTCCTTTTGCCAGGGGTATAGATTCAATCTGAGCACACCCTCCGCGAATCCTGCCGGGGTAGCTTGTTCGTCAACCTTCGATGCCGGGCCGGGTTTCGATGACCCCTTTTTATTTCTAGCCGAATTTCTGAGGGGGGTCGCGCGCGCGCGCGCGCGTGTGGGGGGCCCACCGGGGGGGGTGTCGTGGGGGGTCGGATTTTCCTGGGGTGTCGTCTTCACAATTTTATTGACTTCCAAACCCCATATAATATAATTCTAATATTGGTCGTTTCATTTGTCGCACAATGAGTCTTGTGTGGTATTTGCCTCAATAACAGACTTCGACCCCGACTTTCCGGCATACTTAATTTTGTTTGCGTTGACTAACAGCGCAGCGTCGGCCGCGGTAAAATGTACGTTCGCCACCGATCCTCCGACCTGGACTCTTGCCTGCTGACCGAAATGCTCCTGAGCCCTGCGTTCGATGCGCCATGCGGCCGCTTGCCAGGTCCCCTTTTCTGCCGCCCTGTCAATGACTTCCAATGCGCGGGTGATGTGGAGTGACTCCGCTTTTTTTAAGCGTTCCACGATGTGGGGGTTGGCGGTTAGATATCTTGATAATGTGGACTTTGCAACTCCTAATAGGTCCGCAATCATTGCATATGGGAACCCTTTGCTGAGTGCAGTCTCGACAATTGTGAGATGCTCGTCGGTAATCTTTGGGAATCCCTTGACGCCGATAACAACGTCCGGGATGTAGTTCGGGACTTCATTCATGAGCCTGCGCTCTTTGTCCAGGCGCTTCTCGTCCACCTTCTCAATCTTCTTTTCGGGAATGCGCAACTTCATCCTGCGCTTCTTTTGCCTCGGCACTATGGCCGGGACCGGATCAGAGACTAGATCCTTTGGACTCGTAGTAGTTGGCGAGTCGCTGGAGCTTCCAGATGCATTCATTGACTAATGTCTCCCCAACTTCGTCACTGCACTTCCTGTTGCAATTGGTAAGCAACTTCCAGAACGATGAGCATGTTGACTTGAGCTTAACGTTCTCAGCGATGATCGATTTAATTTTAGCTTCGTCTGCCACATGCAACCCTCCCGGTAGTTAGAAAACCCCGCGCCCGGGAACCGCTTTCACCCCTCCCGGGTCGCAACCAATTCCCCAACCCACCCCATAAGAACTGGCTTGCGTCAAAGTATTGCATCCAGGCCAACGCGCAAGTCTTTCGTGTTTCGCCTACATTTTCTGGTAAGAATTAAAAAGGCATATGGTAAACTGAAAAGACCCCCGCGGTTGGAGCGGTACCGCTAGCGAAGCGAAGCGGGGGGACTTTAGTCCCCCGCTCTAACAGGGGTCTGTTTCACCATTATATATATATAAGGGGAACGAAATGGTGAAACAGTGTAGAACCCGGGTTTAACAGAGTAGGGCGAAATAGCTGTTTCTGGCCCTTTCGGGCTATGTTTCAGTCCAGTTTGATGGGTCGAAACGATGCCACCGGGAGCTCTTTCCCGGCCCAATTCCTGTTCCCTTTAGGCGCCCCACCCTTCTTGCCATTAGCGATCGACGCCTTGGCCTTAGCCTCCGACCTCACCTTGCCGATCCTGGACGCGAATAACGCCACCGGGACCTCACATTTACAGTTAGGACATTCAATTGATTGACTCATTCTTGCCTCCATTCTTTCCATTCTTTCCAGTTTTGTATCTCCCATTTCAGCAACGCCTTGTCCTTCTGATTGCAGAAATAGACAAACCTATGCTTCCTAGTCCGCGGAACGATCACTGCCTCTTCCATGGTCCGCGAGTGCCTGCTGTGCTTGTTGCCGACCACCTTGTCACCGGAAGATCTCTTGTCAGATAGTCCGGTGTAGATCCAGTTGGTTGCCGAGTAGATCATTCCATTGTGCCCGGCCCCGGTGTCTGCATAGCTAACCAGGATCAAGTACGGTCGCAACTTTGTTAACTCTCGAATGCTCCAGGATATGAATCTGCTTTCAGAGTTCTTAGGGCACCGATCGTCGAGCCACAATCTGTTCAACTCGTAGACCCTGGACGCATTCTCTGCCCCGCATATTCCCCTACATAGATGGGGCGACGCGGGTTTGCCGAACGAAATCACGCCTAGCAGTTCACTGCCATGGAAGCATCCGAACGACCAGTTGCAAGGCACGGCCCGGTGCGCGTAGTGGTTGGCGACGACTACTTCATTCATCGTCTTTGACCCTATGGACCGGAATTTAAGTTGGAGCGCAGAGGTAGGAATTGCACCTCCGTTCTCCCCTTGGAATAGGGGAAGTTCTACTACTGAACTATCTGCGCGTAAACTCACCATGTCCCCATCTCGTCGATGAACCCGATCGTCTTGTCCCGGCGATCCTTCAGCACTGCCAGAAGCCTGTCGGTCATGTCGACCTCGGACAGCATGGAGTTTCCTCCTATGCAACTCCCGCACCTATTGAGGTAGGTCAGGATCTTGGGCTTGTTGCTGGCGGACTGATTGATCTCACAGATTCCGTAGTCGTTCCCGGACCGATAATACTTGCCCGGGACCATCTGCTCAAACGTCAGTTCACCCTCCTCTTCGGAGTAATACTTCATGATTTCCTCCAGTACATTTTCCACATGAACACGGTGCAGAGAATAAGGCAAGGAGCGATTAGGATTAGCTCTGACATACTGCCTCCTTCTTCCACTCGGTCACCTTTAGGATCGAGGGCGCCTCGATGCCCAGGTAGAACTGGATGCCCTTTGTGTCCGTCACAAACTTCTTGCCCTTGTTAACTCCGTCGAGCACCTCGAAGACGAACGACTTGTTCGCCCGGCCCCTATATCCGCACAGGCGAGAAGTGCCCTTGGGGGTCTTAAACTCCTTGGTCAAGTGCTCCTCCTTTAGTCCGTCGAATCCATGGCGAACAATCGACCGCAAGTCCGCCAGGTCTTTGGTCACAATCTCTCCGCCCTCCTCAACCGACCGGACCTCCATCTTGAAGGTGGCAGTGTCCGCGTTGTAGGTGCAGTTGCCTAGCTTGAGGTTGAACTGCTTGTTGACCTTGTTGAGCTCTGCCAGGAGCGGGTCAATCTGATTACGAATTATGTTGAGTGTGTCTTTGTTGATCATGTTGGTTGGTTCTTTCTTGGTTATGAATTGCATTCACTGCACTTGCACTTGCTAACGCCCTGGAGAAATGTGTAAGCCTCCTGGACGCTCGACTCATGGACCTGGTGGGCCCCGGTCCCGGCATTATCTACCCAGCCTGGCTTGAGGTAGATCCAGAATCCGTCACCGTTGTCGCCAGTGCGCTTGATGTACTCCTTAACCTGGGGGTCGTTCAGATCCGAACCGCGATAGTCGCGCTCGTCGCTGATTGAATCTACCCGGTGGTCTCGTTTGATCTTTTCGATTAATTTACTTTCGTGCATGTTGGTTGGTCTTTCTTGGTTGGGGGTTAGGCGTTACGATTGAAGCATATGTCGATGTACATCTTGGCGTCCCGGAGGGTCGATGCGATATCTATGCTGTTGCTGGAGTTGTAACCGTCCATGTCTTTGTATGTATTCCACTGGACTCCGGCGATCTCCTCGTCGAGTAAGTATCCGTTGTCGAACTTCTTAATAATCCACCCGCGATACTGATACATGTCTTTCCCGAGTTTCTTGGCTGTATGTTTGTTGGCGACTTTGACCGCGCCAACTTCGGTGTGGGTTAATGTGTTGCTCATGGTTAGAATTTAACCCATCCGCTGGGTTATGTCTACAAGTATTTTCAATACAATGCGTAAGTTGTTGATATTGAATGAAATACTTTTTCTAAAAACCTGGCGCCGGAACGCGGTAAACCTCGCCAAACTGCGATTTATCCTTCATCAACTTGCCGGACTTCACCAAGCGCGTGAGGTATCTCGAGAGGGTTCCCCGCGGAATTCCCATAGCAGGATCTGCTTTCTCCCACACCTCCTTGAACGATGAGCCCTTCTCCTTGTCAACGCACGCCATCACTTCGTCGTCCTCGTATGCCTTCTTCGATCCTTCGGTTGGTCGCGCGTCGTCCGGATTAAATTCTGCTGTGCGTTTCATCAGGGGAAATTCCCACTGTACGCAAAACGGATCGATCGGCGAGAAGTCTCTCATCGTCGGCTCGACGATTAAAACATTCTCTTCCTTGTGCGGATGCATAACGAAGATGCTGTCCGGGTCCCGGGCGAATACTGTACTGCCCGACATCTTATCAAACCCGGCCCTGTTACCGTGGCCCTTGCTGAAGTGATGCCCGAACACGACGCTGGCGTTTGTTTCGACTGCAATGCTGTCCACCTCGTTCATCAACGTTGCCATCTCTCCGGCACTGTTCTCGTCTCTCTCTCCATACAGCTTGTAGATCGGGTCGAAGCAGATCAGTCCAAACTCTCCGATCCGTAACTGGTCGATGATCTTGGGCCGCAACGCGCTCAGGTCCGCCGAGTGTCCGCGCAAGTTCCAAACGAACAACTGGTCATTGGGTATCTGAATGCCTAGCGCCCGGCACACGGATCTGATCCGCTCGCGAAATGAGTACTGCTGGATCTCAAAGTTAATGAACAGCACCCGCGTCTTGCGAGTAGGCATCTCCCAAAACTTTGTGCCAGACGCAACACATATCGCCAACTGCAACAGCGTCCACGTCTTCATGCTTTTGCTCGTCCCGCCCAGCACCATCTTGCAACCGCGGTGCAGGGCACCAAAGATAATCTCCTCCGGCTTCTCAATCGCCAATTCATCTAGAGCGCTAGCCTCCATGATGAGTGGGAGATTCCCACTGCCCCATGGCTTGCTGGCCCCAGCCAGGATGTTCCTAATATCTTCCGGGCACGCGTCCTGCTCTTCCATCGCACCGAGCGCCTTGAGCGCAGCTGCGTGCATGTTCCGCATCCGGGTAGTCTTCCGCAACCTGGGCAACCAATAGTCCATCTTGGAAGCGGAGGTGATCGATCCAGACATAATCTTTAGACTGAATTCGTGCACATACTTCGGATGCTCCTTGCCGACAAACTCGCCCATAGCGACAGCGTCAGGTGGCACACCGTCCCTGAGCCCCCGGGCGACGCACCGGGCTACTGGTTGGTAGTAGTTGTGCGGGTCGAGGATCTCAGCCTTGTTCCTGTCTAGAATAATTGGGTCGGTGAAGCATGCCGACAGCACTGCCCACTCAGCCTCATTGTCCCGAGGTGGTCCGTAAGAGTCTTGGTTCATTGTGGTTGCGTCCCCCACATTTCCTTCCAGACGGTCTTGCGCATTTGCAAGATCACTCCCCACACATTGTCAGGGAAGATCCAGCACTTCTCGACCTGGAACTGTTCCGCCAGTTTCTTTAGCTCGTTGGGCACCTCAGACTTGTAGTCGTCAATCTTCATTTAATTACCCTTCCTTGATTGGTGGAACTTTCTGTTCTCATTTTCACTACACTTCTCGGGCGTCAACTTCTCCAGGCGCCGGACTACGTCACGGTGATCCACGTTGGCCCCGGCAACCATGAGCCATGTAGCCATAGGTTCACCGCGTATTGCGCGGACTAATTCGTCCGACTCGATGTAGCTTTTGTATCCGTCTCCGTGTCCCGAGTTGCGTCTCGGCTTGGCTATTGATACGAGCCCGGACAGAATCTTTCTGCGGTTCAGCAGTTTAATGTCTGAGATCATCTGCACGACGACCTCTCCTGCGAGTTGCCTATACCTTTCGGTCAGGTCTCCTTTTGTGAGTCTGGTGGATTGCATGGTGGGGTTCCTTTCGTTGGGGTTGTTGTCTTATCTTCTACAAAAGTTCCTGTCAACATGTCCAGCTTATATCCGTTTCCGTGCCAATGATCGTAGAGCATGGAGTTAATTATTCTTCCCTTGTGCCCGAACTCCTCTGGGAACAAGTTCCCTGGATGAATCCCGAGATCTCTTACCAGAGTCCCGAAATTAATTGCGGTCAGCTTATACATTTTCACTTCTATTTTTGGGGCATTGCATGCATGAAGACTGGAGCCTGCTCGCCCACATAGACTTCGGCAATCTTATAATCAAAATATTCGTGGGCCTCATCATGGTCCATGCCGTCCTTCATTAGCTCCTGGATAATCTTGTCTATGTCGTACACGGCGCACAATAGCCCATCAAATGTCCTGCCCACCCCCACAATCGCGCAGTCAAATCCGTCGGCAAACATGATGCCGTCAGCCTCTTCGCCAAATGTGTCGAGGATTTCGTCCCTTATGTTCACGCTGTCTCCTCCCCGACCACATCGTCCCAGGTCGCGTCTTCACCGTGCCATTCTTCGCGCTGTCCGCGCAGCCACTCAGGCTTGTCGCCTGGAGTGGTAAAGCTCGACTCATTCCATAGGACATTGTTGCCCGGGACAGCAGTGATCCTGCCGTTGTTTAGCTTAATGAAATGGTGAGACTTGGTCTGCTCCGGGGCCATGGAGAATCCGTCTCCGTAAGGTTCAGCAGTAAACATGTATCTCCCAACCTCCCATGTCTTCTTGCTAGCGATCCACACTCGGCAGGACAAGCCCATCAAGTAAACGTATTCGACCGTGACAAAATCCCACCCAAAACAATCCCACCTCTGCGCGTCGTTCAGATCCCAATCGGCAATAGCTACCTCTCCATGAGCCAAGGCATGCAGTGGAAGTCCGCGGTAGATTGCCCCGCACTTCAACATGACAGTGCATCCCCAGGCCCGGCCAGGGATCGCGGTCAGCCCGAACCAGACAGCGTCATCTATCTCCTGCTTCATACCGTCCGACACAAATGCCATGTCGACCTTGACGTATAGGTGGCGAGGAAGGCTGGCTGCGTGGGTCATTTGACCTTCTTCCGGGGCAAATTGTTCTTAACCTTCTTCCAAACCGATTCGTCCTTATCAAAGCCAAGAGACCAGTTCATGACCTTGTTGTAGATCGAATACCCATATCCAAACCGCATGAACGTCCTTGAGATCAAGTCTCCTATCCAATAGAAAGTCCAGGCTAGTGCTCTCATTTATTCAGCTTGTCGCAGTACATGAGGAGTACTCCAAAGACAACCATCCAAAACATGATTATAAAGAAATCGCTCATCGCCACTGTCCTCCTGTAAGCCAGGCGACCAGCACCCACCTAGATCCAAAGAACACTGGCAGTGCTTGGTGCCTGATGTAGGTGGGGAACATCGTTGCCGATCCCCGCTTCTTTACATCTTTCGCGTTGTGCAAGTCGCACTCAACCCGAAGTCCTCCGCCTAGAAACTCTGATGGATCTGATAGGTTGATCACCATAGTTAGCTTGCGATCGCTACCGTCGAAGCAGTCGAAGTGCGGCAGGAAGAACTGACCCGGCCTGTAGCGTAGGATCTGCAGTTGCTGAATGCCTGTGATGTCAAACTTGTAGTGCTCTTCGTTTAGGTCCATGGCAACACTTCTGACAACGTCGTATAGCCACTTGTAATGTTCTGCGAACGGCACCCAACAAGATGAGCATGTCCTAGTGTATGAAGACCTGGTCGTGCCATCCTTCTTCATGACGTGGGATCTCCTCATGCCTATGACCTCGGCATCATCGCGAATCATATTGCACTGCCCCTGCGTCAACACGTCCGGCTCGCACACTGCTGTTAAAATCTTTTGCTTAAACTGGTTCATTGCACCATCTCGTTTAGTGCAGCTTTCAAAGCGTACTGGAACAGAGCATCCTTGTCGCTCGCGATGTGGATGCGCCCGGCCTCAACGATTGATTCGTAGACATCCTTGTCCACGTCCAAGCCCAACTCATAGCAAACAACTTTCTTCTCAGAAATGATTTTAATCAGATCTTTTTTAGGTTTGCTTGGATTTCCTTTGTCTTTGCTAGGATATCTTCTGGCTTGATTGATTTTAGAACGTTGCACCATTTGGGTTCTCCTTTTATCGCGTTGACTGCATCTTTACATTTGTCCTTGGGTTGCTCGTACACCGAGCATGGGGCGTGGGGACAAACATCTTTAGGGAAGATTGGCTTCACATACTTGTAGTACTTCGAGGTGTGCTCAGGTCCGTAGGGTCCGTACAGCCCTACGGTTGGCGCGTCGAATACCGCGGTCATGTGCATGATTGCCGACTCCGGGCAAACTGCCATGTCGCAACGCGCGGCCAGGTGCAACAGGGTCCTAACATTACGCAGTCTTCCCTGCAGATTGATTAGCCTATTGTGCGTGACGGATAAGGGAGGATCGTCGTGGCCTACTGCGACAACGTGCCAATCCTTATTCTCTTTTAGGAACGACTTGATGAATAGTCCTGCCTCGTAGGTGGGGTAGCTCTTCCACAATGAAGATCCGCTAATGCTGTAAAGCAGGAATGGTCCGGCAACGTCAAATCCAACCGTAGCAAGTTCATGCTGATCCTTTTCCATCAGCTTTGCGTATGGCTTCTTAAACTGATCGTCAACCTCTACGCCCCAAGATCCGTAAACGTAGTCATACACGTTTCCGTCTAGGTGCGCGGTCTTCGACAAGATATCGTCAAGACAGACGTGGCCTTTGTACGACTTCCAGGTGGCGATTGTGGGTGCTAACGGTAGCGCCCTAACTCCTGCAAATCCTTCCCACAATCCAAGATGACGTTGAGGAACGTAGGCATCGATCCTTCCGTCTCCCTCGTAGTGTTGCATTGCCCTGGCGATGCCCATGGCGATGAACTGATCCCCAATCGCCCCGCCCCGGTACAGGGCCGCGTACCCGCCCGAGGCACAACCAACCCTGTACGGTATCGTGTACGCGTCTGCATGTGTGCCGGGTATCCCGCGGACTTCATCCGGGACTACGATTGAATCGTGCGGATGGTGGAGCCGATCGTCCAACATCATGGGATCTTTTAGGGTCAATATTCTCATGGTAATACCTTGTCCATTTCCTCAATCCACTTTGCCCTGGCATCTCCGTAGATCCCGGCTGCGTGTGGCATGAAACCATCCGACTGCTTCTTGTCCTTTGGCGTGTTGATCTCCATCGCGTTCCATTCCCAACTCAGGAAACGGATAGAGTAACCGAGCATTCTGGCCCGGTAGTTTGTGAAAGTCTGCTCGGGGAATGCGAATGGGGCGTACACGAAATTAGCCCAGGCGCCTGCATGTTGCTTGTCGCAAACCATGACTCCGGTATTGAAATAGCCTTGAGTCCACCTAACCGATCCGAGCAGTGCCTGGGATAGGATCATCTCGTTCGCCCGGCCCCAATGCAACTGGTCGCCGTGAGGGGCATCGGCACAAGCGTAGAAATGTCCGTGAGGGAAAGTCTCGAATGGGTTTACGCACTCGCGCGAAATCAATACATCGCTGTCAACGAACAGAGTCCTGTCAGCATTCTGCACCGCGTCGACTAACGACATCTTGGCTAGCAGTCCGATCGGCTTCTCCGGCTTAATGACAACTAGGTCGGCGCCCCAGCGCGTCGACGCCTCTTTTATCCTAGGGAGGGAATGATTCTCAAACCATTCCGGCAACTGGCAACTAACCGTTACTATTTGCTTCTTCATGAATCCCGGCCTCCTTAATTGCCTTCGCCAGCCCCTCCGGGACAATCTCAATCCTCCCGGTGGAATCAAAGATATCTCCGTTTGAAGTCACCGCGTAGTATCTTTCACCCCACTGGACGTAGATCATGTTGCCTTCCTCTCCTCCATAAATCTCTGGATGATTTGATGCAACCGATAGTTTTCCCAGGACAGATACTCCATAATGCGCTCCACCCTTGTCGACTCGTCCTTGTGAAGAAACACTGCTAGCGGGTCTTCCCATGTCTTTGTCTCCGGGCCAATATGTATGCTGGTGCTATTTGTTGTCACGGATTTTGTCAATTTTTTCGATTGCGATCATGCTGATCCAAACTACTGGCGCAAGTACAATCACGACAGTTGTGATTAGCCCAATCAGAAATATCAACTCAATGATGCGCCCGGCCATTAATGTATCTTCCCTTCCTTCGCCTTGTAGAGCGTGAACACGGCCCGGACCAGTGCTCGCTCCAGGTGGTCGATACAAGTTTCGCCGGAACTATCCGGAGAAGACGTGTTGCCATCGATCTGTTGCATCGCCCGGGTCATGTGGGCAATTGCCCTGTCCGAGTTGTAGCGGAGCGAATTCTTGTGGAACCACTCTCCAAACCTAGACTTGTTTGACCCCCGGCTCATGATCTTTCTGATCACGGTGCTCGCATGAGTAGCTACGTCTTCGATCGTTGGTTCTGTATGTTCTCTGACCGGGAGCCCCTCCTGGAGCTCTCGAACTGCTGTTCCTAGCGAATCGATTGCTTCCATGATTGATTGTGTACTCATATTAGCAATCCCACTTTCTCAGGCTTTTATTGATCCTGCTGTTAGGGTCCCGGGCAGTCTTGGCCGAGGTCAACTTCTTCTTCATGCCCGACATGCGAGCACAAAAAGATTTGCGCCTCGCAGCCGAGGTCTCAGATCGAGCAGCCTGCTTCTTGCTGACCGGAGCCTTTAGGTTCCCGCCTGTAGACCGATTGTAGCTACGACGTCCGGCCTCATTCAGACCACCTTCCGGGTTCTTACCTAGAGCCCTTTGCCATGCTGGACTATCTGCCATAACCAATTTCCTTGGCAGTTAGTTTTGATCTCTCAAACGCCTTCGCGGTTGGAGCTCCTTTAGAGCCCGGCTTTCTCATTTTTTCTTTCGAGCCAGCTTTAATCCTGGCCCTCTTTTTGTGTATGTTTGCGTATAGTCCTGGTTTCATTTTTATTTCTCCTTTTGTTAAACCACACCTTTGGGTTTGAATTTCTTGTCAAAGCACCACAATGCTAAACAGTGCTGAAAAGCACTCCAACCGTCTTCCAACTCCTGCTCGCTCCACTTGTAAACGTAGGGAGCGGACGGAGTCTTTGACGATAGTATCACCGACATGCAGTGCACTTCTTTGCCAAGGGCCTTCCTATAGGCCCCCAACTGCATCGCGTCGTGTGGGTACACCGGGCGCCTAGATGCTGTCACCTTCTCCGGGTCGAACGATCTGTTCTTCAGATCGATTAAGCATGTGCCATACTCGGAGTGATCAATCAGCGCGTCCGCCTTCCCGGCGTATCCAGCACCGACCAGCACCTTCTCTTCCCAATGCGCCTTCACGACCTGGGAGTTGATCCACTCCACCATGTACTCTGCGAATGGAATAAGATCCTCCCGGATGTGTATATCTGATGTAGATACAGGCTCCTTCTTCTCGCGCAGTAGTGGCAATAGTCTCTCCTGGACGTCGTGCATGGAGGTACCATGGTTCGACGCTTTCTTGGTCACTGCCTTGCTCAACTCCTCAACTGCCGAGGCCCAATCTTCCAGGGACTCACCGGGAAGTCTCGGGCGCTCGTCGGCTGCGAGTAGGACCTGGGTTATTTTCCAGGCATTGAGTTGTGGGGCGTCCTTCACTTTCATCACCGAAGTGACCGACGGAAGAAGATCAATACCTTCCTTGGCTAGCTTCCTCACGTCGCGGAGCGTTGTTGGGCGATCGCGCCCTTCAGCGTCCGGGACCGTGTGGAAAGCCTCTCCGTCAGTCGAGTACCAGTGCGCGGAGAATTCCGCGGATACTAGCCTCGTCGGCGTTTCCGAATAAGTAGAGAGTTCCAGTGCCATTAGAACGGTGCTCCGTCGTCGGTCGCCGCGGTCGATTTGACTCCACCGAGCTCTTTCGACAGAAGAACTTTTTCCTGTAGCCACTTCGGCAAGTTGGTAAACTCGCCACCCTGGCCTTGCTCAATCTCATACGAGATAAGATTGTTTACGCGCTCAGGAACTGCCATGCCTTTAGGCAATTTGGATGCAGATCCAATCGCAGCGTAGGTCTTGCCGGAGGTTTGACTAACCTTGTGGACTACGTTGAGCAGTGCCGACTTCCCAAGGAAGTCAGTCACCTTGAAAGAGGCGAGTTGTTTCGCGTTGAGCGCTGAACCGAGCCAGCCTTCAACAAACTTCCGAAGCGACGCCTTCGGTCCGATCGACGCGGTAAACTCCGCGGAACAGACCAACGGCTTTTTGATGATGGTCACCTTACCATTCTCTACTTGCTCGAAGTCGTCGTTCTGATCGCAGACTTCAAACCCGATCCGGATCTTCTTCAACTCCTTCGTCTCACCTTGGTAGGTGCTCTTTTGGGTTCCCATGTCAATTACCGAATAGCAGATTGCAGGATGCGCTCCCGCTTCTACGATCAGTCTTTCTTTTGTGCTTTTCTCACTTAGTACTAGCGCCATATATGTATTCTCCTTTATGGTTTATTTGGGTTTATTTGAGGTGAAGTCTGATGAATGTCTTTTGCGTGTGTGACTGCTGGCAACACGATCGGAAGACTATTATTTACCAAATCGATCCAATCTTGGAACTTCATTGTGACGTGCCATCCTGTTTGATTTCTTCGATGACAGACGATAGGTGTCTTACCAGTTTTTGAATCGTTGGTAGACTGTTGCATCCAGTCGTAAATTTTGGTTTGCTGGCAGTACTTGACCTCGACGTGGAAGGGCCAGAATTCTGATTCGACCAGTACGTCACTAGCTCCGCCATCCGGAGACCCGCAGAATTGCTGGGCGCGCCTAGCCTTCCATCCAGCCTCACTGAGCAGGCTTGATACCTCGCGTTCACCGCGTTTCCCCTTGTTGCGTGACATCTTTCCTCCGCCCATGGTGACCTCCTTGTTTCAAGATCACCGGACTCTGCCGAAGCACGGCAACTAGGTCAACACATTATTTTTGGGGAACTTTAATTAGCTTGACTTGTTATATCTTCGACAAACTCATCCAGGCAATTGAATCTTCTGGAGATGCGGAACGCGTCGCTTTCATTTTTCTTGAGTCAAATACCCAAAGCAAATCCTTGTCCAGCGCGACCAGGAATATTAGGTCGATGCACTTGCCGTACTTCCTCTTGTCGACTCCGCGCCCGGTGCTGAACTTGTAGCTCGGGCCCCTTCTGCCACTGCTGTGCAGTCGTGGAGATCCACACGACTTGACCTGGATTCTTTTGAATGTGCCGTCTTTCTCCGCGACAATATCGTACCCGGCGTTGTCCTCAAATGGGGTCAACACATTCCACCCGGAAGCGAGGAGTCCTGCAATTACCCTGGCGACTCCTACTGCTCCTGTCTGACGATTACCCGGTTGGAGCATTCCCGAAAAGTCGATATCTGTTCGAGACTCTATTCTGGAGACCATTGAGAAACTTTTTACGTTCCGGGTTCTGCTCCGCAAGCCTTCTCTCATAGGTCATCTGCTCGACAGAAACGTTCCTCATTACCTCTGATGGGTTTAATCCCTCCAGGGCCTTGAGCGTCTGAGGCCCAAGCGCTCCGTCGTCCTTCACCCCGATTGCGCGTTGCAGGAACTTTGTTGCCCCTCCGACCCCGCGGTTGAATGCCAGGTCCTGGAAGAAGGGTCGGTAAGGCTCAGGAAGTTTAGACGTGAAGGGCTTGGTATATTCTACGACGTACCTGGCAGCTGCGTCCCTTCGTTCCCCTGCTGGAAGATTCTTCAGCATCTCGGCGGCCGCGGGATGGTACTTGTCGTTGATTCCGGCGACCTCGTAGCTCCCGCCCATATCCCCGGAAGGAAGATTGTAGACCATGACGTTCCCGGACTTGTCCTTCCTGGCCTCCATGTCAACCGTTGCTAGGGCTGAGTCGTATTCGTTCTTTGGAACCTTCGGCCCCATTAAGTTTTGATCCTGCATAATGTTTTTAGTCACTTCGTCCTCCATTGCTCTTTGTGCTGTCTCTGCCCGGATATCATCCATCGTCGCAGCCGACCGCATACGATCCGACATTGCGACCAGGCGCTGCCCCTTCTCGTCGGTCCACCCTGCTTTCTGTGGCTCCCGCATCGGTCTGGATACGTTTTGCCTGTCAAATTCCCCGGCCCCAAATGGGGTGAAATTTCTGCTTGCGCTTAGTTCGGGGATCTGTGTTAGAATGTTTGCCATGAAGAAAATCCTATTGGTTACAGCATTATCACTCAGTCGTTGTTTCGCCGGGGATCTCCTCCTGGACGAGACAGGAACCTACTCCGGCATGTTGGATCGGGGTATTCGCACAACAAGAACAGGGGCTATTGACGGAATGGTTTCCAGGAACAGGGGTTGGGTTAGCAATCGGAGCGGAAGATTTGACGGTTTCATTACAAAGGACGGAACCGTGTTCGATTCCCGCGGTAGATTCTCCGGGTTGACCGATAGGCTCAAAGACGTCGAGTGAGGTCATTTTTTGGCCTCGAGTTGCTTTTTAATTAGCCTAGACTTTACTGCTGATTCCAGGTTTTTGCCTTGATTGGCAAGCGACTCTGCGAGTCTTCTATTAAAGACAGCGTCTAGCCTTTTTGCCGAGGAGAGGACTCCGCGGGTTGGCTCAACAGGACCGCTAAGAGACGGTTTTGCTTTGCCTTCAGAGACTCCTGGCGCTTTTCCCGCTCCAGCAATATTTCCTCTGTCAGGCTTATTTCCTGCTCCCTCAAGGAGGGCGATTGCACCTTCATATCCATTGCGCACAAGTATATCCCGATATTCTCCGGTGCGCAACAACGAAGAAAAGTCAGGAGTTTCCCCAATCTTTTCCCCTGTCAATCCGCCTTCTTTGACGATCTGCACCATGGTGCGCTTCTCTTCGGCAGATTTACGCATCTCGTAAAGAGTCTTGGCAAACGACCAAACAGTCTCCTGGATCTCGGCTGGAGTCCAACTGTCTCCGGTTAGCTCGCTCGCCTTTTGTGCAGCCTCCCGGACTCGACTCGACATAGCCAGGTATCCCGGGCCCTTGCCTGGATCTGATTTGGTCTTACTACCGGAAAACATGCTCTGCTCGATATCGGCAAACGTTGCCATCCATGCGTCATTGGTCACTTCGTTCACCATGTCGCGCAGATTGAGCATGAACGAATTCACCTTTGGCCCGGAGAGCATTATCTTTTCCGGGTCTACGGACGTGAGTGCCTCGATCGAATTGTTTCTCCAGGCGCCCAGGACCGAATCAAGGGTACCGCTACCCTGGACGGACTTTGCCATGATATTCAAAATCTTGTCGGTTGACTGAGGGCGCCCTTCCTTTGTCCACAAAGTCCAAGTCTTTAGCGCGTTGACCAGGTTGCTCTCGACAGAGGTTTGAGGCGACAGCGCAGCGAGAAGGGCCGCGAACCTTGGGGCGTCGCTATCAAAAACATCGATCAGTGCTTGGGTACTCTTCCTGTACCACCCGCGCTTTGCCTCTCCGGCGATTGCCACCTCCGCAAATTCCTGTGCTGATGGTAGCTTCTCGCGAATATCAACAATCTTCTGTCCTGCATCCCGGCGAAGTTTTTTCTGCTCGTCAGGGGTCATGAATTTGATTGCATTTTTGAGCCCGGAAACACTCGACGCCAATTCGCGCAACTTGTCCTCTTCGGTCGTGGCCGGGGCAAACTGCTTCTGTTCTACAGTCGCAGGCGCCAAGTTCGCAGCCTGCTTCTGGTAGTCGAAGAAAAATCCTGTGCGCCCGGTATCGCGAGAGTTGGCAATGCGGTCCAGGCGATAAGATTTGACCAGGCTCCCCGGAGGGCGCCCTTCGGCTGCGTACATGGGATTCGCATTTTTGTTGGAAATGTTTGTGATGCCGAATAGGTAGTTAATCGCATTTCGCTTATCGATCCCGATCCCTGTCTCCCCGGGCCTTTCGTTGGCATGGTTGTCTAGGTACTGCATGACGTCCTTCTCGTAAGACGCCAGGTCTCCGCCCCACACCTCGTTGATCCGGCCCTTGCCACTCCTGGCAAAATCAAGCATGCGACCGCGAAGAGCAGATATGTCGACTGCCTGGGCCAGAATGTTCCCGGCCTTGGATAGGCGCCAGCCAAGGAATGCGATCTCGGACTGCCCAACCTTAATGTTTCCTAGTCCGCGCTTAACAGACTGAGCCCAGCTACCATCCTCGCCTGTGCCGACCTTTTGGTACCAGACAGAGTATGTCTTACCTTCCTGGCGACTGTCTTGGAGGGCCTTGGCTACTTCCTTTGTAAAATCATTAAAACTGTCGAGGTTAAAGAATCCCTCTGGGAGGGTATTGCCTCCGACGTATGGTTTGCCGTCGGACTGAATCTTGACGCCAAACTCGGGGCTCCCGCGCTCCAAGACAGCGTCTGGATTGTAGAGGCGCCCAACGTCCGCCACCCTGGCCTTGTCAACTGCCAGGATCGATGCTGGGTCTTTAGGTCGGACAGTTCCGTCCGGGAACTTCACGGCAAAATCGTTTTCCTCGAGATTAGTCTTTCTGTTGCGAGTAAACTTGACTGCTGGATTGTCCGCCAGGTTCCTGTTCCCTGGCCCCGGGACTAGCGTCACGTCCTTCTGCTTCTCTGCCTTCTCTAGTCCGTCAAGATACTTGTCGCGGTCCCGGAACCATCTTGTCGTGAGCTCACGCAATTGCTTTGATGGGACCAGGGGATTGTCCTTGAAGAGCGTGTCAATGTTCGTCGGTTTAGGCCCGGTTGTGTCGATCCCAAACTTATTCAAGAGCCTTCCAACAGGGGCCAAGAATCCTTCCTGGAGCGAGAGCAGATCTGTGCCCGGAAGAGTTTTGCGCCGGAGAGAATCAAGATCTCTGCCTCGGGTTTCTCCAACAAACTGTTCGGCAAGAATTTCGTCTGCAATCCAATCCAGGTCTCCAGCCCCCGGTTCTGCCCTTTGAGATCCCTCGCGAAGCTCGTTCACCTTCGCCCTCACCTCAGTTTCAGTAGGAGATCCCCGGCCCTGGCGCTCGCCTTCAATAAGTTTTCTTGCGTACTCGTTGCCTCTTTTGCGAAGACCTTCCGGACCATATTCCGCCATGACTGCCATGCGACCTTCAGACTTATTGATTGCTGGTGACTTCGTTATAATATGCGTTGCCTCGTGGCGCACCGTATCCCCCGAAGCCCTCTTGTCGTCCATGTTTATCAGCAACCTAAGTTTTCCACTTTTGTCTGGAACTCCTTTCACTACACCCGCTGCGTTGATCCCGGCATTTTCTGGCTTCATGAAAGAATCACGATTATGGAACTCGACCTGGACGTTCGGGTCCATCATCTGAAGGGTCGCCGCGTCTAGGAATGGACGATTATCTTTACGGATGTAGTTGGCAATGCTTTCTACATCCAGCCCAAGCTCGGCCTGCTTTGCAAGCAGCCTGTTAACGTCACCCTGTTTTGCCAGAGCTTTTTTAGCTGGCTGTTGGGAAATGCCTCTGAATCCTCCTCCGACTGCCCCCATCCTAGATCCAATTGCCACTCCGCCACCAATGCCCTCTTCTTCACCACCGGACCCAACGTAACCTAATCCCGCGCCAACGACCGTTCCCTTTGCCGATCCAACCCCTACGTCTAGTCCAAGTTCAGCAGTTTTGGCAGTTATTGGAGACGATAGAACTGATGTGTTCGCAGCCCGGCGCAACCATTCCGGATTCTTCTGATTCTTGGCAACCCTCTGCATAAGGTTCATGCGAGAAGGTCCTGTCATTGCTTCTTCGCCCATAATCCTCGCGGCCTGGGCTCCTTTCTCTACAACCTCTGCTCCAGCCCTGGTCGCGGCAATCTTGGCTCCGACCGGGAATGCGCCCGGGATGCCAACGGCAGCTGCTCCAGCAGCCATCGCTCCAGCAGTCTTCGGTGCTGATACTGATGGGAAAACCCGCTGGATGCCTTGCCCAACCTTTTCGACTCCAAGATCAATCACGTTCCCAACAGCCCTGGCGCCAGTTTCAACTCCTTCGGCAACCCTAGTCCCAGCCCTTAATCCCCTGCTCGCTTTTGACGCGGCGGATGTGGCTTTAGCTCCAGCCCCAATAAATGGGGCAAATGTTGTAGGGTCAAGAAACGTCGACGTAGCTTCTGCAACGCCCGGCATGAATGACCCCTTCGGCAATCCAATAATACTTTTCCCTTGAGCCCTTTCGGCGTTAATCTTGTCAACTGCCTGCATCTGATAGTTTTGCTCGATCGTCTTTTGATTTAGGTAAGATTTATAATCCGCCTGGAGACCTAGCGCCCCGGCTGCCATGTACGGTGCTTTCTCAATAAACTTCGATGCTCCGACTGCTGTCGTACCAAGATCCATGGTGCCTCTAGCCAATGCCTCGACTGCGGTTGCTAAAGGCTTTATCTCGTCGCCAAATTCTGGTGGCTTCTGATAATACTCGGAAACGTCTTTGAGCGCCCCGCTGGCAACATCTTCTATGTATTTCTTCCCGCCCTCGTATCCTGTTTCAATTTTCTTGCTAAGTGTAGGCTCGGTTTTTCTCAGGAGAAGAAACTCGTCTTCACTTGCTATAAAGTTTGGATCTGACTCGTCTTGAGATCTGATGAATTCAGCAGAAGTCAACTCGTCCGCAAATATTGGTTTTGAATCTATGAATTGGACTTTGCCCTCATACGATTCGTGGACGATTTTTGCCTCGTCCTGCGTGAACTCAAACTGAGGATTTTCGCGATACTGGCGAAGCAGATAGTTTGCCGCCTCGCGTTTATCCTGGATGATTTCGTCGGCCATGACCGACTAACGGCTTGGGATTACTTTTCGAGCGCGAGGATCGTATCCGCCAAATCCGGACTGACTCATCGGTTGCGATTGCTGTTGCATTGGGGCCTGGTACGGCTGTTGTGCCTGAGCCGGAGCAGTTGCGTCTTCCCTGTTCCTCTTTGGCAATTCAATTGTCCTGCCGGAAATTCTTTTGTAGTCGTTGGCCTTAATGTCAAGTCGATCCCTCAGCATCTTAATTCCTTCGAGGGTCGTCGCAGTTCTTGGCCCAGCAATCGGCAGATCTAATCCAGGAACCTCAACCGGACTTGTTCCCAATGCCATCGTCTCTAGGAATGATTTGACTTCACTTTCTCTTGCGACAGATCCTGGGTCAAGCGCCTTGGCTAAAGCCACTGCAAGGAAATACGGTTTTTGACGAAGGGCTGCGCTTCCTTCTGGATTTGATATTTCGTAATTGCCGTATTTCTTAACCATGTCCTCAAGCTCGTCTGCTAGCCTGTAGGCGTCGGTGGCATTCATCTCAAAAGCAACATCGGCAGCGGTCAATTCCTTGCCCTTGGCCTGGATGGACTTTTTCGCCATGTCGACCGTTTTCATCTTCATGTCCCTCTTGATCGGATCAGTTTCCAGCCCTGCCATTCTTTCGTATCTGGCAACTCTGTCCATCATGCCCTCAAGATAGTTATACTGGTCCTCTTCCGGTGTTCCGGATGGAACATTCAGGCTAGTTCCGGGAATTGTTGTTGTGCCAGTTGTCTCGTAAAGAGTCTGCATTAGCGCAGCCCTTCTTGCCGAGTCTGTGGTCTGCATTAATTCTTCTGCAGCCTTCTGGGCAGTATCTGCTGGATAGAGTTTCTGCTTCAGCATTTCAACGCGAAGTTGACGATCTTCATCTTCAACAGCCTGAGCCCTTTCTGCGTCCGCATAGTACTTCTCGCTCCAAGGCATTGTGACCAATGGTCTTTGAATTCTGTCTGCCATAATATTATCCTATCTTGCTGTCCATCCACTTCCGGATGATTGCTTTTATTTTGGGTTTGTTGCGTATTGACTTGGCAATTCTTTCTCCGTATTCGAGATAGAAGTTTCTCAAGTTGTCTGATGCCTTTGTGAACATCCACTCCCTAAATTCAAGCCACTTAGGATTGTCGGCACCGTAAACCTCCCGGGCCACCCAACATGCAAACACTCCGCTAGTTCCGGACATTCCACCGATACCCTTCAAGATATCTCCACCAGCGCTCAAGTAGTTTGGAATAGAATTCGCCACAGCAACGCGAGACAGCGCGTCGACGTAAGATCCGTACTTGTTTGCCTCCGCTGACTGCATGGTGTTGTAGATACTTCCAGCCTGTCCGGACATTGTGACAGGGATCGAAGGATCTGTGGCCGCGTAGAAGTTGAGAGGATTGCCCTGGGTCTGGAACGATCCTGGCATGGCCTGGTTTGCTTGGATGTATCCCTGGAACTGCGCGTTCTGCTGGCCGAGCCTTTGGTTTGCCAGGTTGTAAACAGAAGGGCCACCAGCAACGAATCCAGCCGCGGCGCCAAGTCTGCTCTGTTGGAGATTATCGCGGAGCAGAATGTCCCGAGCAGCGGCTGCGCCTGTAGTCTCCCCGGAGCCTAGGAACTGCTGTGCAGAGTTGAACCTGGCCAGCTTTCGAGCTTCTCCGGCTGCTCCAATCTGAGCTGCTTCCTGCACTGCTGGTCCAAGACCGAAAACGTTTCCACGCGCGGACTGCGCCGACCGGATCGCCTGTTCGTACCCACGACGCTCTTCCTGGCCGATTGTAGATCCAAGTCTCAACTGGTTGAGTGCTTCCTCCTCGATTGCGCTTCGGAGTTGCTCGGTCTGTGGGGTCGTTGTAGGACCAACAGGAGCTGTAGCCATTTCACGGTACTGGCGACCAAGTCCAACCGCGGCCTGGTACGACTCAGGATCGATCTGGCGGAGCTGATCACTGGCTCGTTCTTCCGGTAACTTTGCGTACTCACGGAACGACGTGATCTGCTTCAATCCTTCTGCATCATTGGCATTGATCGGAGTAAAGTTGTCGACCTGGCTTTGCGCCTCGGTGATTGCCTTCTGAACACTTTCAAGATCTGCATTAAGCTGATCGATCGACGCCCTCGCAACTGCTCGTTGAGGATCTTTGGCTGAGAATTGATCGTAAAGGTCTTGAGCTGTCTTCAGCCTGTTATTGATTCCAACAACCTGAGAATTTCCGTCCGCAACAATTCTGTTGAGCCTGTCCACCTTTGTCTTGTTAAAATCATTAATGATATCTTGGTCGGAAACCTGGAAATTCAGCTTGGTTGAAATGTCCGATCCTGCTCCCTGGTATCCACCCTGGTCGATTCCAAGGCCCTGATCGGTAGTCTGAGTCCTTGCTCCACCCGCGGTGAGCCCGGCAATCTGTTCCGCCAGGCTTCTACCCCTAGCCTCGTTGTTCAAGAATTCGTTTATCTTCGCGTCTACCGAGGCACTCCCGGCCTTCCTGGCTTCGTTCACGGCATTGATAAAAGAGTCCTGCTCCTTCGAAGAGTAAGAATTAAGATATTCGGAAAGCGACTGGGATTTCGTCCCGGCCCACATTTCGTTCCCGGTTGTTTTCTCCTCGAACTGAATGTCTCCGTTTTTGTCGGTGTAGTACTCTTTGTACGTAATCGTTCCGCGCTTCGGATCACTCTGCTGTGGATTAAAACTTGCTGCCATAATTAAATCTCTCCGGCTTGATACTTTCTTGTCGTCGCCTTCTTTGCCTCTTCGTTTCTAGCCATGACGTCTGCTATGTTTGTGGTGAAGTCTGGAGTGCCAATCGAAGGAGCGATCCCGGCAGTGTAATTAACAGGAGCAACTCCTCCTCCCATAGCAACGCGAGGATCGACCTCGGAGTACGGAGACTTTCCGTAAGTGCGCTCGAACTGGCTCGTCAGTTGCTTGCCCATGCCCTTGTTCAAGGCATATGCTTCCGGGCTATACTCGTACTGCCTACGGAGTGTTTCGAGCGTCCTTTGCGGTCCGTACTGGCGCTCTAATTGCAACGCAGTTTGAACCTGGGCCTGTTGATCGGCCGCTGACAATTGGCGCTCAAGTTGACGTTGTTCCGGCATGTACTTAATCCGTAGAGCATTTTCTAGGGCTGCGATATCCGGGGATTTTTCAATATACGTTTCCAGGGAAGACCTATAAAACAAGGAATTCGCCTGGGCCGATTTCATCGGATCGGGAGGCGGTGGAGGCGAAGGAATAGATGGCGCGCCACCCATTATCGTAGTGCCTTTCTCATAAACTTCATAAAATCATAACTCCTGGATACCCCGGAACGGTTAAACGTAATACTCTTGCGTATGCCAAAACGCTCCAACAGGAGCGACAACAGGCATCTCAAGGAGATAGCACCCTTTGAGGATATCGTCAAGTCTACGAATATGTTGTCTCCGTCCTCGTGGTGAACGTAGTGATCCGGCTTTTCTCCATCCCTTAGACACCTGGCGAGGGCCACCCCGACTATCTCGTCCGAGTCTCGGACTATGCCAACCAGGCCCTGTTTTTCAAACCAGTTAAACCAGTCAGATAGGTTGTGCCACATTCCTTCCGGGACTCCGGATAACTCGATGTACTCTATGGCCGTCATATCGATCTTTGTAGCTCAATTGTGTCAGGATTGGCGGCCGCGGTTATTTGCCGAATCGCTAGCCTGTTTCCTGTGGCTGCAATCTTTATATTCAAGAGTCTCCACTTTTCGTACTTCCGCAGATCCCCGGCGTACCTCTTTTTGACGGATTTGGTAAGAACCGCAGGAAGCACAAATGGAATCACAAGGGATGAATTTGAAACGTCAACATTTGACACAAGGCTATTGTATCCAACGTCGACGTCTCTCTGCATCGAGATCGTGACGTCGGTTGCAAATGAGTTGTCGAATATGACTTCGAAGTGGCTCCCATATTTCAGAGAAAACGGATCTCCAAAATTAAAGTCCTTTGTAATCACGTAAGACGGATACGTTGAGCCAGCATCCTTGTAGTCGTCCAGCGTCGCCGCAGTAGGAGTTTTGTATCCGGCGTACTGCTCAATGACTCCGTTTGTCTTTTTGAACATTGCGCGAGATCCAGCGTTGTTAAAGTTTGTGAGAGTAAATTGTAGTACCTGAGGACTCCAGGTTCCCTCGAATGCGTTTAGAGCTGTATTGTACACCAGGATCGTGTTGTTAATGTCGCTCGCCCCGGTTGGAATCGCCAGGAAATATCTGTTGTCGTAATAAATTGCTGTGGCAACGGAGATCGCCCCGGTATTGATGCTTTGAATGACATCCTTGACAACTTCCGATACCGGGATTCCAACCGAACTGAAATCATCTGCAACGGACCGCACGAGCGACCTGATTCCGTTGTCGGACAAGAATAGGATATCACTTGCTACCTGGACTGCTGTTGCCCCAGCAACGCACCCGGTGTTGTTCGATATGATTGATATAACCCAATCGGCCGCTGACGTGGCGTCCGGAGGAATGTCAATTTGGAATACCCTGCGCTTCTTAAAAACAATTAGCCTATTTTTATAGTGAGGAACGACCGCGGTGATCTCGTCTCCGTCGTCTCCGTTTACAACTATGCTATTCGCAGAGTCCCAAACGTTTTCGTCAAGAATGTCGGAGGCATAAAGAGTGTTTCTGTACGCACCAGATCCGACACCAAAAAGCCTGTTTTCAGCATTAATAAGAATTCTCAATGCCTGAGGAGGTGCGCTTACGGTTGCCGTTGCAGTTGCCCCTTGCCCATCTCCAATAATTGTTACTGCCGGGGCTTTTGAATATCCAGATCCTCCATCCACAACAACAACAGCAGTTACGGCTCCTCCGGCCACGGTCGTTGTTATCTGAGGTGATGTTCCGCCCCAATCTGGACCAGTTACAACGGCTGTTGCCCTGGTGTAGTTGCTCCCGGCTGTTTGGACTGTGATTGCGCGCAGCTTCCCTCCCTGTCTTGTGACCGAAACTCCATCCCAATAGTGTAAATCTCCGTCTCCGTCGGCCAGGAACATCTTGTCCCTAAACTGAGCAAATTGAACTGCCACACTCTGCGAGATGCTGTACCCATCGTTCCATCTTTGTTGTTCGCTTCCAAATGCCCTGGCAACCTGAATCCATGTTTCGTTGGAAGGATGAATGGTTGCTGTCCCATTTGCTCCGATCGTGTAAAACCTTCCGCTCGATACAGTCGTGATTTGCTGATAGTTCGATGTTTCGAAGTAGCGCATTCCGCCGACTGAGTTTGTCCCAGTAGTCGCCCCGGTTGAGAATGTTGTAGTACCGAGCCTTGTCTCCAGGTTTCCCTTTGGCGACAGCGTCATGTTGTACATCTGCTGAACCTGGTTTTCTGCAAGAAGATCAGATTGCAGACCGCTCGCCTGGCCCCCGACAAAGTTCCTGATGCCGTCAAAGGACAGGACGTCGTCTAAATTGTCCTGGAAGTATGGCACGGACTAAACTCCTATGTCTGTGATGCTGTATTCGCCTAAACTTGACGGTGTGATGACCTTTATTCCTCCGACCTGGCTCATCTCGTACTGAGCCATCTGCGCCAGGTCAGCATTTGCGGTCGACACAACGGCCTGTGCTTTTGCGTACTGACGCTCCCGCTCCAACGCGTCTGCGTGAGTGAGTGCAAGCACGACATGCATGACGTGAGGAAGTCGGAGCTCGTCATCTAGGGCCGCCTGGCTAGGTGGAAAATCAACCGTGTTGTTGCTCCTTGTGACGCATGCCAGCTTTTCGATCACCTTGAGAACCGTTGTACTGGAAGTATTGAGAATAGGGTAAAGATCGATCTGGGCTGTTCCGGATGTATTACGACCCTTGAAATAATATTGGGTCGGAGTTCCGGTCCTGTCCGAATCGAGAAGATCGGCGTCCTGACTAATAATTGTCTGCAAGTCTACCGACAGAAGCTCGCTGTCTCCATACGCAACGGAAAGAGGATTCTCAACGAGCGAACCTAGCGTGATTGTCCTGGTCGAAGTTGAAACAGAGTATGTGGAGTTTGTTACGGTCTCTCTCCACGGAGCAAAGTTCCAGACCCTGCGATAATTAATGCTGGCAGATTTCCCAAGAAAAGAGAGCGTGTCGGAGTCGGTCTTCCCAACCTTCTCCCCGGCGAATTGGGCGATTTCGTTTAGAGTCATTGCTGGACTCAGTTAAGAATCGATGGCCAGACTGATTTGATTTCTTCTGATGTATTTCCTGGAATTTCAGTGTTTGTCACGTCGCGAAGAGCTTGCTTTTTAGCTCCGATATCAGCTTGCTTATCAAATTGTCCAAGCTCGATTGCCTTCATGAATTCAACATCCAATGCCTCAAGTTTTGGCTTACGTGCTTCGCGCCACTTGTTTTTCCAGATTGCCTTGGCCTTATCAGAATTGAATTTCAATCCTCCGTTTACCTCAAGTGCCATTGCAAAATCAAAGTCTACCGGGAACTGCGAGTTATCAATTACTACGCACTCAACTCCGCTGGGTATGTTCGCAGATATAAACTCTTCTATTTTGGAGTCATTCTCAAGAATTGGATTGATAATCCTAATTGATGATCCGTTATTATGGATGATAATTTTAGCCATGCTATACTCCAAATGCGATGACAGAAATGTAGTCTAGGTCAGCTTTGATTGGACCAGCAGTTTGTGTCAAAACTGTTACTGACGAAGAAGAGGAAAGATACGAATTTATTGTATAATTATAATTTGTTGAAAGTCCACCAGATGCAGACCATCCCATTCCTGTTCCTATTGATGTGTTAAAGTTAACTGTATAATCTCCTGTATTGTTTCTTGCAACAGATGCAATCCCAAATGAACTCCTTACAGCAAGAGTCGGAGTTCCGTTGAAGTTGACCCACCCTTTTGCAACCCTGCTCGAAACATTCGTTGACTCGCTTGTGCTTGTTGATAGAGCTCCAAAGTATACGCTGTTTGTACCGATTGATCCACCAACAGCGGATGTACTGACAGTGGTGACGCGACCCTTTGTGTCTAGCGTCACGATCGGGTATGCTGTTGAATTTCCATACGTCCCGGCCGCAACTCCTGACGTTCCTAGTGTTCCTGTTCCCTGACTAATAGTAAAGTCTCCGGCCAGCGTAGTGGAAAGGTTTGCAATCGTCCCGGTCGTGCTGTTAAGAGTTGCAATTGTTCCGGCTGTTGAAGTCAGCGCTCCGCCAAAAGTACCTCCGGTAATGCTGGCCGTCGTGGAGTTCAGTGTCCCGATCGTCCCTGACGTCGCGATCACTGACGTGGAGTTCGTCGTCCCGGAAGATAGGTTTGTGATTGTGCCAAGGGTCGAGGTCGTTGTCCCTGCAGTAAGGTTTGGAATTGTTCCGGTGGTAATCGTCCCTGTCGTGCTGATCGTTCGGTTTGCCGATACTGTTCCAACACTCAGAACGTTCGACAAGTTCATGTTTGCGTATGTCCCGGAGGACAACGAACTATTCAAAAGATTCTGGACTGAAATTCTGCTTGGAGCAATTGCTGCGTCTACGTTTATTGGCGCAATCAGCATTTCGTCAGCAGTGCTCGCCGTCGTGACGAGATCCTGGTTTTTGATGATAGCAGAATTTACCAGGGTATCTTTGATAAGATTGTTCAGGTTGTCCGCCGTGACTGTTCCGCCTGTTACAAAGTCAACTTGAAGATCTAGAATGTCTGCCATATTAGGTTGTAAACCTCATTGCGGTTGCGTATAGCGTTCCTGCGGGAGTTGTGCCGTGGGAAACTATATCTGTATTAAGTATTACATATCGAATCGTATCTGCCGATTCAACCCTAAACGAAGGAATGAGCCTTTGAGCCAAGGTAGCGTTTGTTCCTGTACTTGAGCCAATTGATGTAAGCCCACCAAAGACGATGTCTCCCAAGGCTGCGCCTGTTACCGCAAATGTTCCTGTTGTAACATTTGATCCCGCTGTAGCCGAGTCTAGGTCTTGGAATGTAGAACCAGTAAACGCTGCCGTGCCATAACTGACTACAGTTAGCCTCGGACCACTTGCTCCAACTTGAAGCGTTCCAACCGTTGTAAGCCCGGTATTATTGATCGTTGTTGATGCAATCGTGCCAAGCGTGTTTGTGCCTGTGGAGGAGGTGAACCCTGTCGCAAAGGTTGTCGCCCCAATGACAGTCGGAATAGTTGCCGTGCTGATCGTGGCGCTCCCGGCTGACAGTGTTCCAATCGTAGTCGTCCCGGTTGACATGGTGACGTTAGTCCCGAATGTTACCGGGCCAAACTGGAGCGGGATTGTGGCAGTACTAATAGTCGCAGTGCTGATGCTGGCAGTAGCGATCGTTGTTGTGCCTGTGGAAAGAGTAGTGTTGGATCCAAACGTGACCGGGCCCAGGAGCGTGGAGGCGCCATCCACCGCAAGCGTCCCGGTGCTCTTGACCCCTGTGGTGCATATCTGAAGGGCCGAAATTCCTGCCTCGTCTCCACTGGAAACAGCCCGGAGTGTTCCGTCCACAATGTTGCTACCATAAGTCTTTAGTAGCTGACTGTAGCTTGTGCTGATTAGTTGTGTGCCAAGTGTTGCCATTAGTGGTTCATCCTGTTTTTGACCAGGTCCCAGGCAACGGAAAATAGTAGCCCGGCGACCCCAGCAATTGCAAAGGCCCTAGAACGGAGGTGTTCTAGGGCAGAAACTCTATTTACCACATCCGCGTAGTTTGACAAGCTGGTCTCAACCATTTTGTACAATTGGACCTGACGCTCTTCCATCCGGGCCAGCTTGACCTCTATGCTCCACACCTGGTCTTCACTCATTGCGAGACTCCAGGTACTTGAGACTTACCGCAAGATGTACGACCGCACCGACGACCTCGTCCCGGTCCCTGCCGTCTGCCACCATCCTTTTGATCGATCTGTTGACTGACAGAAGATGCTTTACTGCACCGATATACCTCGTCCCCCTTGCAAGCCTGTTGTTGTCCTCGGCACACTTCAGTGCCTCCTTGAAACAGGCGTAATCTTTTGCCGTCAGCAATAAACGCAAACCCAGGATTGTGATCCATGTGGCGATGCGTTTCATTTGACATTACCAGCGTCTTCAGCCGCGCCCATAGTCGGTACATTGGGATATTTTGTGTGGGGCATAGCATTATTATCCGCTGGCTTGGGCGAGCAGGAGCAGAG